ACAGCGAGCATACATCAACTACGACGCAGGACAGTACCTGGGCATAATCCAGCTGTACTGTCAGATGTTCAACATCGCATACCACGTACAGAAGGCGGCAGTAGTCAAGGGCGAGAAGGCCTTCTGGACTGACGTCAAGCTCAAGAAGGTCGGCCTCTACAACGAGTGTGATTCACGTCACAGTCGTGATGCACTACGGCACTGGCTACACTACGATACGTTCTACCTCTACCTGAACGGCCAGCAATGGCTACAGAAGCTTAAGTAGAGTCCTGGCCCCCTACCGAGGGATTCCCGTGAGGCCTGACGGGAGGTAGGGGGCCAGGTGTCTATTTAATCCAGACCACGCGGGTCGGACTTACCGCTGACCTGCATCTGGATCTTGGGGTCCGCGAGGGCCTGCCGGATCAGCTCCAGCGTTGTCAAAGCGTTTGCGGGCGACAACGCGACGAATACTGCTGGCAGGAACAATCCGAGTGCTGTTAGCCACTCTTGCGTCGACACCGTTCCGTCGTTGTTCGCCGCTGCGATCGACGGGACCGCGACCAGTAGGCCTGCGAGCAGTGCTGCCCACAGCTTGTTGAACCTTTGCATGGTCAATTCCTTTCCTAGCGGCCCTCAGGAGCGTCTCGCGAGGGTCCTTACCGTTGGGGAGGTAACGTTCATCGATGCCACAATCCTTACAGGACTGCGTCAGGCGTGCGTGTGGTGTTTTGTTCTTGGGGCGGAGCCGCGCGATGGTCGCGTCGAATCCTTCTCGAGACATGTCGTCTACATAAGGTGCATGCAGAACGAGGTCCAGGACCTTCTCAGGATCTGTCTCGTTGAAGTGCTGAGAGTAGCCAGAGAAGGCGCTGTCCGGGATGGTGTGAAGGCACAGCGAGGTTGAGCCGTCCTCCAGGGTGAGTTGAGAGACGTGCTCCCATGTATTACCATTGCGGACAACAGAAACAGTTTCGACACTGATCATGGCGTAATCACCCTGAAGCACCAGTAGTTGATGGTCTTGGCCAGTGTGCCTGTCCAAGAGTACGTCCACCCTGAGTTGGACTGTGCGATGAGACACCCTGCGATAGCGCCTGCGGTGTTGGTCATCTGCACAACAGGAACCATGACACCATTGGACAGCGGTGCAGGGTACGTATAGGCGAAGCTGCCGAAGCCTGCTGCCACAACGTTACGACCGCATACGAAGGCCGTATCTGAGTAGCCGAGGTCTTGGCCGAATGCTCCCTGCATGTAGATGAGCTCGTCCTGGAAGTAGCCGATGGAGAGGTAGCCTTCGAGCCGGCCATCGGGCTGATGTGACAGGAACGCAGCGTCACGCATCAGGAGGAGCTTACCACCATCCTGGCCTGTGCCAGGACGTTCGACGCACAGCTGTAGAGCGCCACCGGAGTCGCCGTCCTCCCAAGCAAAGACCTTCATCTCGAGGTCCTCGCCCGTTGTGCTGATGGGCGTCATGACGATCTCAGGAATGTCACCGTGCTTGATTCGAGTAACTTCTTCGTCGTCGTCGGTCCTAACGACGATGTCTCCGTTACGTACGGTGAACTCACCGTTGTCGACGGATGTGTTACCGATCTGGTGGCTAGTCTCCAACGCGCGGATGCGCATCTCCAGCTCACCGATGTAGTCCATCACGTCTTTGGGTACGCGTACTGTTCTTATGCTCATGCCAGTTCGTCCCCCTCGAACATCAGGCGTACCTCTTCGACAGTATCTGACTGCGGAGGTGTGTACACCCAGTTAATGATGCGTGCTGGCTGCACTATGGTACCTAGGCCACTTTGCAGTACCAAGTTACAGCCATCACCAAGGCCCCAGTCACTGAACTCGGGCTCACGGTCAGCCTTCATCTCAACCGTATAGATGTTCGACGGAGCCTTAAGTACTGCAGCCTGCTCTTGCGTTACTTGTGTGAGCAGACTGACATCGTCGATACCCTTCCTGGTGATCTGTGCATCCAGTCGAGGCCAGTTGTTAGTCTGCAGATCAGCGTGAGTGACCCGAATGATTGGCATACTGGCACCTTCGCCTGAACCGACACCATAGATGTCAGTTCCTGATTGGGCGATCGTAGTGTTCTGCCAGAAGTTCAGGATGTTGCCAGGGTACTCGAACGTGGTGCTGTTAGGACCATAGGTCTGACCGATCGTAGGCTGACCCATCGTTAGCGTCTTGACGTACACACCACCAACACGAGCCCATGCAACTCGCCACTCGAAGTTGTTCGCAGCGATCTGATCCGCTACTGTTCTGTAGGTCTTCAGCTCGGTGCCGAAGACTTCCAGGTCCATTGTGGTTAGGGTAGCGACTGCTGCAGGCACGTCGACCCTAATGCTGTACGGGTCAAGCTGCATCGTGTTGTACAGCGTGCGCATGATGTTGCGAGGGTCAGTAGCAGTGATCGAGATGTCGTAGTCGATGACGCGCTTCGTTAGGTACTGGTCGAACGTCTTAGCGTAGAGCTGTACGCTCTCAGCCTGAGACTGGTACACTCGAGACCAGATCAGACCACCCCAGATAGGCTGGTCGTTACGTTCCATGACGACGAAGCACTTACCTGGGATGGTCGCACCGATCAGGTCACTGTTGTTCTTGCCTGTCTGATTGAGACCAAAAGAGCCTTGCAGATCGCCACCATCGATACCTTCAGAGACGCTCACGCCCTGGAGTGCGATCTCCTCGATCACCGCACCAGTGAGAGCGTCTCCGAAGACATAACGAACTTCAGCCACTTTTGATCTCCTGTAGAACTAGACGGCGGAGCCTTCACGGAAGGCCTGCTTGACGGCGTCGACGATCTGCTGCTGAGTGATCGTGCCGGGAGGCGCCTGCTCCAGAAGCTTATCGACGATCGACTGGGCCAGCGCCTCCATGTCACCAGTCAGCGACGCGATCATCTGGTCCAGCTTGCCGTTCGCCGTGTCGACCTTCTTGCCGACGTTCTTCACGTCAGCGTCGGACGGCACGTACCGCAGCCAGTCCTTCGCCTTGACCATGCGAGGGTTAGGGCTCTCGTCGTACGGGTCAGGGAACGCCGCGTTCCAGAACTCGTCTACTGTTGGCATGTCATCTCCAAACTTGTCGTACAGGCCCCACGAGCGCGTATCGTTCTCGTACTCCGACGAGTACTCGCCACTGAAGTGTACGTGCTTGTCGTGGGCATTGCTGCCGTCGTAGTACTCCTCTTGCCATCCGTTGGACGCCGACCAGATCCGGCGCTCGTAGATGACGTACTTGAGTCGCCCGCGATCCATACCTGACTCACCAGACTTGCGGCACTCGGCGATGATGTACTGGACCATCTTCTCCATGGTACAGCCATCAGGCCAGCCACCCGTCTCGTCCACATCGATAGCGTGGACGCCACCGTCTGAGGCAGGATTGTGATCCGAGCTACCGGACTGGTGAGACGCGTCACCAATCCAGCCGTCGCTTGACTTGTCACGATTCGGGTTGAGCCTGTTGAACTCATCCCGTAAGGTGACTAGACAAGGCACCAAATACGGATCAGCCATGACACCTCCTTACTGACACTGCGTGATGCTCTCGCGAGCAGCCTTCGGGTTATTGGTAACTAACGCAGTAACCCCAGCATCGGCCATCTTCTGCCAGTTAGCGTAAACATCTACACCGACATTGTCCGACGTCCAGGTATACACCTGGATGTTATTGGCGCGGTAGTAGTTGACGAAGTTCTCGTCCACCGAACCGAAAGGGACAGCGTAGCCTATCACGCCCAGGCTCTTCAAGTACGATGCTGACCGTCCCATGTAGGTAGCTGCAGGGTACTCGATGAGCATGTACTGGAGAGAAGGGTAGAGAGCACGCATCGCTGTGATGGACTCAGGACTCCCCATGTAGATGGTCCGGTTGAAGTAGTTGAACCTGTTGAGGTAGTCCCAAATCTTGTAAGCAGCCTCAGCGTTAGGCGGAGTCTCCTTGACATCCAGTAGAAGGTCTACGTCAGATGTGTTCGCAGCGTTGACGATATCCCAAGTGTAGGGCACCTTCACCTTAGGCGTACCGTCAGGCCAGAAGCCAGCGAAGCGGGGGTCGGTGTTCCAAGGCGCGTAGTCAGCAGCGGACAGCTTGACGATGTCGGGTAGGTAGTAGGTGTTGACGTTACCTGTACCCGTTGTGGTCCTGTCGACTGTCTTATCGTGCATAGCGACAGGCCAGTTCGACTTGTTGAACCTCAGGTCGACTTCGACTGCCTGCGCCTGAGTTGCTGGCACAGAGAGGATACCTTGGATGCTGTCTTCAGGAGCCTCGAGCGGATTGGTCTTGTGTGCGATGATCTTCGGGCACGCCGTTGCATCTGCAGCCGCACACGGACTGGGAATGGCTAGCATGAGCAACGTAAGGGGTACGGCCAGAATCTTCATGGGTCACGTCGTTTCGTATGTGCCAGCGCCTCGATAGGCTTGGCTCGCGGCTGTAGTGTCTCGGAAGGCTCCAGTGTAGGCGGTGACGACGATCTTGTCCAGGTGTGGAGACGGCATGCCGTACATCCAGCCCGTCTGGTCTGCAGGAGTACCGCCACCCCAGATACCGCCAACGCCCATACCCTGGAAGCGCTGGGCCTGTGGGAACGGCAGCGAGATGCCTACGCCACCAGTCGTGACAGGTGTGACCAGCACATTCCAGAGGACGTGAACGGTCGTGCCTACCTTACGGTAGCGTGCGTAGGAGACCGACCCGCCCACGGCAGACGGCGCTGTTGCCATGTTCTGGTAGATCGTAGGGGTCCAGTTCGTCCAGTTCTGGGCGTACGGTACGGTCCAGCTCGAACCGTTGTACCGAAGGATGTCACCTGTGTCGCTCTCGACGATCACCATGTTCGTGAGAGCAGGGTTCGGTCGAGTCGTGCTCGTACACGAGATGATGCCGGTCGAAGAGAAGATTCGCCGGTCGGTGATGTTCGCGTTCAGGATCTGCGTCACGGCGGCACCGACAGCGACCTGGGCCAACGTGATGGAGTTGTTCGGCGCGGTAGGTGCTACAGGAGAGCCGGCGGCAGTTCCAGTGACTGCAGCCAACGACCAAGCATTGACGGCACCACTGAACGCGGCGTCTTCAACCTTAGCCACGATGAGATCGATGCGTGGCAGCGATGCGTGAGCGGCAGCGATCGTCACGTTCTCCGCGCTGGCGGAAAGACACGTGTAGGCTCCCTGAGACGCTGCCTCTGTGCCTGGAACAGTAGCGATGCCGGCCTGCACGGTAACGCCCATGGTGGGCGAGCCCTGCTGTGATACCGCCATCGCAGAGCCCAGGAACGGATGGACGCCTCCTCGAGGTACGAGAGACGAGCCCGTTCGAGGTGCCGACTGGTCCGTCGTTGTAGCAACGCGAAGCAGCTGGGCAGTGTGCGTTGCCAGGTTCTGCAACGCAATGGGCGGGTTAGTTACTGCCATCGCTCACCTCCACGCGTGACGATAGGTAATGAGAGCGGACGGGTTACCTGTTGTGTCCGCCTGGTACCGAAGGAAGTTGTCACCAGGCTCAAGCAGGAACCAGGTTGGGTTGATCAAGGCTGAACGACGTGATACAGTACCGTTCAGCTTGACTGTCTTATAGTATAGATCGATCTCCAGAAATTCACCAGACGCCAGATCAATGGTGAACTCCAAACCCTTGCTGACCGTATCGTTGTAGATGCGAGGGTTAGTTACTGGCCCAGGAATCTTGATGACCGCAGGAGTTGAACGGTTACCTAGATTGGCTGCGTTGAACGTCGCAGGTGTAACAGGTGCACCGAAGCCGAACGGGAACCCCAGAGGGAACCCGAATCCAGTAACAGATGCAGCCCCTTGAGGGATCGCAGCTTCAACGATCCCATCACTTGTGTACACACGAGGGTCTTCTGCTTGCGCCATGAACTGCACAGCGCAGCAACCCAACCGCCTGAGCTCATCGACATCATACTTCACGCCTAGAGGTTTGACGAGGATTAGACGCTCGCTAACTCCCGGCTTTTTGAAGTAGAACGGGATAGGTAGGCGTACGGGCCCCCAGTTAGACTTGAGACTATCTAGGTACGATTCTACTAGCAGGTAGTCGTTACAGTACAACTGACCTTCGAGAACGATGACCCGCATCTTCTCATAGTAGGCATCGATGAAGCCACCGTCGACACCTTCGTGGTCACGTTCAGTAGTACGAAGGTCAGCACTGTCGAGTCCCTTCACCTTCGTGATATCCACGAAGGGGGACGTGAGCGCTGTCGGGTTGAGTACTACTCCCGTCGACGTCAACACATACGTGAAGTCGTCTGTAAGTACCGGCATCAGCTCACCCTACTCTCAAGCAGCCAACCCAACTCTGCCGCATGCCTCTGCGGATTGATCTCCTGGGTATGGATCGTGATGTTCTGTTCGTAGTGACGAGTCAGACCTGGGTAAACCTGCGGGTCAGTGACACCACCAGACGCCACACGCCCGACCGCTCCCTGCGGCTGGAATGCTGTAGCGGTCTGCAACGCTGCGAGGTTCTTGTTCATGAAGTCGACGTAGCCGTTGACGTAGCCCTGAGCGGTGTTGACACCCAGCTCCATGAACACTCTCGACGGCGACTTGATACCCAGTTCCTTCTTGATAGCCTTAACGAGCGCCTGGGCGATGGCGTTCATCTGCTTGGTGATGTTCGCCATCTGGCTCTGCAGGCCCTTGACGAGACCCTCAGCAGCCTTGATGCCAGCAGAGTACATGTCGTCAGAGACAGTCTTACCTGTCTCACCAGCGATCTTTCGGATCTCAGCCTGGATCTTGCTGATCTCCTTGAGGTCAGCTGCTGACATGGTGTCGAGCTTAGCAACCAGTGCACCTGCCTGATCGACACCCTGTGAGGCCAGGTCAGCGAGTGTCTGCTTGTCAAGGCCCTTCTTAGCGAGGCTGTGGAGTTGTGCAGAGAAGGCCTTGACTGCGGCTAGGCGATCGTTGAGGCCACGCTTCATCCAGGCGGGACTAGACTTCTCCTGGTCGGTGAGTGTCGTCAAGTCAGCGCTAGCCGCGATAGCGTCACGGACCTTAGTGCGGAGGTCGTCGCGCGCCTTTCGCTGATCGTCCAGGTTCTTCTGAGCAGCGGTGAGCTTCTTCTGCACAGCCTCGCGCTTCAACTCTAGAGCGGTCAGCTTCTTGGTAGCAGAGGCAAGACGCTTGTTCCACTTCACGCGCATCTTGTCCTTGGCGGACTTCTTGATGTCTGCAGCGTTGATGGAACGAATGACGTCTCGAGAGACACGGTACATTGCTGTCTGAAGCTGCTTCAACGTCTTAGCGTCACGCACACCGAGGATGAAGCCCCGGATAACGTCCTTGCCGATGTCCTTGAAGACCTTCGACGGCGAGTGTTCGCCTAGGGTAGCCTTGGCAGCAGCGATGGCACTCTGAGCTACACCGCGTGCAGCGGCCTGAACAGCGCCAGCACCGTTTCGAATGCCTCCAACAAATCCTGCGATCAGGTTACGTCCAGCAGAGATAAGCCACGTACCAGCAGAGGCGAACAACCCCATGATGCGATTCTTGAGGTTGAGCATTGCAGTCATCGCCTGCGTAGCACCCTGCTTGGCACCATCGCCGAGCTTCTTGAACCACTCCCAGACCTTCTTGATGATTGCAATGACCAGCTGCGTCTGGAAGAAAAGGATGCGGAAGGACCCAACGACCTGGTCCTTGACTGCACGAGCCACAGCGATGAACCACTTGACACAGAGAGCCAGTGCGAAGACCATTCCGACGGACAGGAAGGCTGCCAACGCTATCGCCGAGATCAACATGAAGCCCAGGAACTTGATCACAGGCAGCATGGATTCCTTGTTGCGGTCCCACCAAGCGCTCAGGTCCTTCAGCAAAGGAATCAGGTCCTGATCGATCATCTGCGCGACAGCCTCGAAGGCGTGCTTGAGCTGATTCTCGATAATGTCGGCAGCACCCTGGATCATGGGCGTCATGTTCTCACGCCACCAGGATACGAACTCCTGAACCTTGGGGAGCACCTCTGTCTCGATGACAGTCCACAGACGTCTCAGAGCAGGTACGATGGTCTCATCGAATGACTGCTTCACACCCAAAGCGAAGTTGACGATGATGTCCCAGACATCTTTGATCGCCAGCCAGATTTCGTCGATGACAGCACGGAAGGTCTCACTCTTCTGGTACGCAATGAACATCGCAGCACCGAGGGCGATGAGACCGGCCACCAGAATAGCAACAGCAGCACCTACAGCCAGCATCGTCGCTGCTACAGGAATCAGTGCTGTGCCTGCGAGAGCGACGGCGGAAGCAAAGGCGATGAACGAACCGACGACGATGAGCAGTACACCGGCCACCACTGTCAGTGCAGCACCGAAGGCTACGACGCGCGCAATAGTCTGCTGCGTGCTCTTAGGTAGCTTGTTGAACCAGTCGAGGACTCTCTGACCGACTTCGATGAGCTTGAGGAAGGTAGGCATCAGGGCTTCGCCCAGAGCCAACTTCACCTGCATCCAGCTGTTGTGAAGAACCTGACTCTTGGACCGAACACCTTCGGACATCTCGTTGTAGGCACGCTGGAAGGCTCCCTTGTCAGTGGCGAACTCCTTAATCTGATCCTGGAAAAGCTCGAGGCCACCCTTGGTGAGTAGGATACCCTGGAGGAACCGGCGTGCCTCGATCGTGGAGCCTGCGCCCCTAAGTGTATCGAGGATAGCACCGATGCGATCCTTCTTCGGCAGCTTCTCGAGCTGCTTGCGCCAGTCAGTCAGTACGTCGACGAGTGGACGGAAGTTACCCTTAGCGTCACGAGTCGCTACGCCCAAGCCCTTGAGGGCCTTCTCAGTCTTAGGATTGGACATTGCGTCGAAGGCTCGAGCGACAGCAGTGCCTGACCGGGCAGCAGAAGTACCCATTCGTGTGGAAGTCGACAGCGCGGCGGCCATGGTCTCGATGGACTGACCAGCACGAACAGCTGAAGGCGTAACGAGACCGATACGCTGCGCCCACTCTTCGTAGGTACCAACGCCCTCCTGCACCAGCTGGAACTGAATGTCAAGGATCTTGTTAACGTCCTTGAAAGGAATCTTGTAGGCGTTCATCAGACCGATAGTCGCACGCGACGCTGTCTGGACGTCAGTGTTACCTGCAACAGCTGCCTTCGCAAAGGACGTCAGGAGCTTCTCAGCCTGAGGCATAGTAGCCTCGGTCGACGAGAAGACGTCGAAGAGCGCTTCCTGAACCTTCTCGAACGGAACGGCCACGTTACGAGATACGCGAAGGCCAATGTCGGACAATTCCTCAAGGCTCGGCTTGAGACGTTTGTCCACCTGGGTATAAGTGAGACGCACCTGCTTGTCCCACTCGGCGGCCACGTCGACAGCCTGCCTGAAGCCCAGTAACGCACCAGCACCCATACCGGCAAGTATGAGACCTGTAGTCTGGGCAAGAGTACCTACTCGCTCAATGGTTTGACCGAGATTGCTGGACTTCTTCTGTGCACGCTCAATCGATGCAGCATGCCTGTCCTGCGCCTGCGCTGCACGAGTCAGCGAGTTGATCTGGTCCTGAGTAGCACCAGCGATACGTGCCTGTGTAGCCTGAGCACGTAGAGCAGCCGCCCGAGCACGGGCAGATGCAGCGTCAGCCTGAGCGGCCGCCCTACGCATGGAAGTAGCAATGCCGCTCATCGCACGCTGCGCATCCTCCTTGGTCTTGATGACCAGGAGAATGTCCCTAACGCTTGCCGGCATTGGCCTTCCTCTCATCGTTCGCACGCTTCTGGTTCAGAGCTTCACGCTCTGCCTCGATCGTGGTAACCTGTTCGAAAAGGTACATCAGCCTGGCTGACTGGTTTAGCAATCCACCAGGTCTAGGCAACTGTCCGAACTTCGAGCACAGTGCGTACAGATTGAGCAGCTGCACGATGTCTGTGTCGTTGTATCCATCCCTGCGGTTCAGAACAACATACGCTCTGAGCCGCGGGATCAGTTTCCCTCGTCGATGTCCCCGAAGTTGTTGTACTTGTCGATGAGCATGCCGACCTCTTCACCGATCACGGACGAGAGCATCTTCGTGTCGGCCTCGTTCCGGAAGTTCAGCGCACGGCCTTCCTTGTCCTCAAGGTTGTGGTCGACGACCAAGTTGGCGAAGTCCCACAGAGTGATCCGGGAGGTCTCCATGGTCATCTCGCCGATGTAGTCGGACCGCTTGGTCTCCTTGAGGAGCTTCATCGCACCGGTCATGCCGGTACGGTGGATCTTCTCGCCGTAGGTCATCTCACGGATGACAACGAACCCTCCGGGGCAGGACTTGAGCTCCTCGCGGAAGAGTTCTCCTGTGACGACTGCGACTGGCATTTTCGTTCTCCCTCTGAACAGTAACCGAACTGGTTAAGTACTGCTAACTGACAGTACTAGCGAATTGAAGATTGCCTCAATCATCTTCAACCCTGTTAAACTCGGGCGTGTGAGGCCTGCACGAACTCCACACGCCCGAGGGCTCCATGTTACGGGATGTTCTCCTGCGACTTGCAGACGATCGTGTACGTCGGCGTAGCAGGTCCCACCAGACACTGGTAGGCGACCTCGGCACGGACGAGATCGCCCTGGCTGTCGAGGCCCAACTCGTACGTGTCCTTGATGGCGACAGGTGCGTTGATGACGATCTGGTTGTTCGTACCCTTGGTCGCAGTGATGGTGATGTTCTGCGACGTCATGGCCTTGAAGTTGTCGTAGTCGGTACGCGAGTCGAAGTCGCGCTCCACCGACAGCGTCACCTCACGCTCGCCGAACTTCACGAACTGTGCAGCACGTCCAGGGTTCTTCAGACGGAACTGCGGCTCGGCGTTGTCCTCGACCTGGAACTCGAACGTGTCGGTATCCGTCACGACAGAGGCCGTCGGGATCTCGATGATGTACTGCCCCATGCCGAACGGTGTGGTGGTTGGCCACGTAGGCGTCGGGTTCGCCTGGACAGCCTCGTCCATGCCGACGATGCCCGCAGCGTACGTCAGCGTACCCTCGTCGATGCCGAAGGTGAAGTTGCCGACGACGCAGCCAGTGTAGCCGAAGATGACACCGTTGCGGACGATCGTGATCGATAGCGTCTTGGCAGGCGTAGCCAGGGCGTTCGGCGTGCCTGTGTAGACGTAGTTCGGGCCCGCTCCGGTCTTCACGACACCCATGCGCGAGGCCATCATGAAGTAGGGAAGGATGTCGTCGAAGGCATCCATCTCCAGATCGCCTTCACAGTGAGCGTTGCCCGGCACGGCGTACGTCACGTCAGGACTGTTGCGGATCGCCCGCCGGAAGTTCGTGGACTGCTGGTACAGGAGGCCCTCGCTGTTGAAGGGGATGAACTTCGTCGGAGCGACGTAAGTGCCGACCACCGTTTCCAGCGCGATGCCCATGACGCCGCTTGCGCCTACGCCCGGAGCCATTACTTGCCCCCATTCTCAGGCTCGCCGACGTACTCGATGTCGAAGTCTTCGGGAAGACCGCTGACCACTGGTACGCCGTTCATGTGCATGTAGTTCTCGAGCTCGGCCTGTGTGAAGTCCCGAGCCTCACCTTCTGCGAACACGCCAAGGAAATCGACGGTGCGAGCCTCGCCGTTGTTCGTGACTTTGTAGAGCATCAAGCCCCCAACATCGTCTTGGTCTTACCTGTCCACGTTAGGCGGACGGCTTGGTACAGTGTCTTGCTTCTGCCAGAGCCCTTGAAACTGTACCCTGGTTCGACGTCAGTGATGAAGCCATGAATGACAACTCCACCATCCCCACTTAGTTCCAGTCGAGGATTAGCGTCGACATACCTTGCGATTGCCTCTGCGCACTGTTCAGCTTCGAGTTTGTCAGTTTGATTGTCCTGAACCTTCGCCCAGTAGATCAGGATGTAGCACGTGAGCTCGTTCTCGGTTCGGTACTGTGCGCCCGCAAGAGCTCTCTTAGTGGGACCACTCTCCACGCACACGGTAGGAGTCACAGGCACGTTGTTCTGGTCGCCGTAGAGGATCATACCGTCAGAGGTAACCAGTGCAACCTTGTTAGCCTGAAGGATGGCTAGCATCCTCTGAGCCAACTCGGAGGGGAACTGAATCGGCGTAGCCATTACAGTCCTGCCTCCCTTACCTGCTCATCGATCCAGTCGATGAAGATGTTCTGGATGTCGTCGATGTCCTGCTCCTGGAACATGGCGAACGGCCGTGCAGGAATCCCCGCAGTGCCCTGTGGAGCAGGACCGTGCTGGATGAGCCTCTTGTCGAAGAGCTTGTACGCCAGCTTGTTGATCTCCTCGTCGTCCTCATCAGGTCCAGCTACCTTGCGTGCCGCCTTCTGGTACTTCTCGAACCAGTTACCACCAGAGAATTGGTTGGCAGCCATGCCGCCCTGGTGAATCTTACCGTACCAGACGTTCTCAGGCAGATCGCGGATAGTGGCTGTAGTCTTTCCGATCGACCAGATACCCTCAGACGAAGCAGCGTCAGCCAGCTTGCCGGAGCGTACAAGGGTCATCGTCCCGGACTTCTCCTCTGCACGACGTCGTAGCGTCGACTCCTCGAGTTCCTCCCACTCAGGCCTACCGCCTGACATGAAGTTCTCGAGAATAGAGATGGTCATGACGTCGCCCACGGACTTACGCAGCGGCTCACTCAGGTCAGCGAACTCTGCACCCAGAGCAGCGAACCGCTTAGCGACGATGCCAAGCGAGGGGGAGAACTCGAACCCTGTGATCGCCTTGTCGAAGCGAATCAGATCGATAGCTGCAGCGATTTGAGAAGCTGTCATCACAGCACCAAGTGCGCTCTCGCCTGCCATGTTGACCTCCTCTCAGAAGACTGCATCCATACGGAAGTAGGGCCCATTCTCAGGGTCTGTGTCAGTTGGGTAGACACTCGGCAGACCGTCACCGGGCTCGTCAGTGACTGCACCAGGAAGATCGATCTGCGATGACATGATCGCCCCCTGCAGAGCCATCGCAGATGCACGAAGCAGTGCAGCGTAGGCAGACAGGTCAGCATCCTCTGAGTATTGACGATCGATGACCCATGCAATGTACTGCTTGGCGACGATCGTCTTGACAAGACTAGGCGTCGTAAGAGTATCGACCCAGGTTGAAGTGTCTGCAATGGTCGAGATCGCACCGAACACCTCAACTTCGATCTGCGTGAGCAGATCGGTGTCGAGAGCCACCAGAGCGGGAGCCAGCTTGGTCTTCTCTCCCCAGGCGCTTGCCTCGGCGAGTGTGATCGTTGCCATGTCTAACTCCTTCCCTTGTCGAACCCAACGGGGAGGGACCCCTTACATCTACCCCTTAGAAGATGCACTGAGTCCCTCCCCAACTCGTAGATGCCCCAACTACCTACGAGTTACTTCGACGAACTACCGGACCCAGAGGCGCGCGTCGAAGTGGAGGCCGGGGCCTTCGGTTCCGCGGGAGGCGTCTCCTCGGCAGGAGCCTCGTCGGCCTCCTCCTTGGCAGGAGCCTCCCGGGTGAGAGCACCCGCGGCCCACAGTCCCTTCATGTCCTCGACGGGGAGACCAGTGACCTTATCACCGGGCTCGAACACCTTGGACGTGTACTCGCCGTCAGGACTACCGCCCTTGCGCGAGCCGTACTTGATCTGCGTTGCAGCGTAGAACGTGTCAGCCATGTCTTCCCCTCCTTACGACGCCGCGAGGACGTCCTTGAGCAGGTAGCCAGCGACGGCCTTGCCAGATCCGTCGAGAGCCGTGTGCTTGATGTCGTAGCGGCGACGAACGCGGATGAGGTCCGACGCTCGCTTCTCCTCACGCCACCGGTCCACGAACTGCGGACCCCAACGGAACTCGTAGCCGTAGGCAGGGACCTTCAGGCCGGGACGATCCGGGACCCACGCCATGACCACATCGTCGCCCCACAGGTAGCCGAGCGTCTCCGCGGCACCGTAGTTGACGGCGGTGTTGTAGCCTGCACCCGGAACGACCCACTTCTGGATGCCCATGATGCTCGCCATGAGCTCCGGCGTGAAGATGGCCCGCTCGGAGTACTTGATGCGATCGATGAAGTCGGCGTGATCCTCCAGCGCCGCCATGACCTGGTAGGGCATGACGACGGTGTTGACCCGACGGAACAGCTTCGCGTGTACCGCAGCGATGCCGACACGCATGTCTGCGATCGGGTGAGAGCCAGCAACGTCACCGGAGTCCCAGCGGTCCACGCCTGCGAGGGTAATCGAGTTACCCGTCGCATAGTTGGCGGCAGTGACGGCCAGGTTACGGATGATGAGCTCACGGCCCAGGATGATCTTGGCCGTGACGAGCTCAGTCGCGTCGCGGTCAGGACTCAGCGGGCTGTCGGCGTTCTCCCGCTCCTCGTCCGTCACAGCGATCTGGAGCGCGTGCTCCTTGGCGTAGTACGGCTGCGTCGAGACCTGCATGCCCGGGATCTCGTTGGCCTCAGTACCCGGCGCACGCTCGTCGCCACGCTCGGGCAGCCAGCCTTCGCGGCCGAACACGTAGTAGATGTCCGACTGCTTGTTGACCTGAACGGTCGGGAACAGCTGCTCGCCAGCGAACTCGCCGTTCGTCCACCCGATGCTGATCTGAGTGAGGATCTTGTCGATGTGAACGTTGCCGCCACCATTAGGGTTGTAGACGGCCATTACGCTGTCACCCCCTTCTTCATGTCACGAAGCTGGCCAGCCAGCTCCCCGCGTTCGACGCCTCGAGCGTCGACGAATACGAGTGCCACCTCTGCCTGCTCCTTCTTGGTGACGAGGTAAGGCATGATCAGCCGAATGGCCTCTCCTGCCTTCTGGGCGTTGATCTTCCACTGCCAGTAGGTACGCCCAGAGGCGCACGGGTTCGTCTCTCGCAACGAGCCGCCGAACATGTCGTGAAGCTTCGACACCATCCGGAAGTCCGTATTGCCGACCTGAAGAGAGAGGACGTACGCCGAAGCACCATTGGTGTAGGCTCCGATAGAACCTTCACCGTCAACGACTCCTGCCGCCCAGGCAAGATCGGTGTCAGCGAACATTGGGTGTTGCCTCCTTCCTCAGATAGTTACGGGAGAGCCGCGCCGGACGGCGGGGTCAGAAGGACGTCGATCATCTGCCCTGCACCGGTCGATGCCTGGAAGGCGATGCCGTGGGCGAACTGGGTTGACACAGCGGTCTGCGCTCGACCGTTCAGGCTCGGTGCGACCAGCGCACCCAGCGAGATGGAGCCTGCAGCCTCGATCTTGGTGATGCCGAGGATGCGCACGTCCACCTGAACGTTGCCGGTCGCAGAGTCAGCAGCGTCGACACGCTGCTGAACGACACCGACGCACTTGTCGGTGATGGCCGTCGCCTGCGTGACCTTGTTCTCGTCAGCGTTGAACTTCACGAACCGGTAGATGTCCTGAACCGCGCCGCTGTTCGAGAGGTTGTAGCCCTTGTCGAGAACGTAGTTGGGACCACTCATTGTTTATTCCTCCCCTCAGATCTTGAACGCGTAGGACTCTTCGCGGTACCGCGCGTAGAGCTCCGGGTTGGACGCCGCCACGTCGATCAGCGCGTCGCTGTACGAGAGCTCCTTGCCGCCGGACGCCTCGCTGAACTTCTTACGCTGCGTCTGGATCGCCTCCTCGAACAGGTCCGTGGCCGACTTACCGTCGGTGCGAGCTGAGGTGTGACCAGTCGAGCCCACCTCGCCGAGCTGTACGGTACCCTTGCCACCCTGCACCAGCTTGAGGACGTTGTGGATCTCCGCGTGCAGAGCCACAGGCGCCTTGGCGAGCAGCTTCGAGGCCTCGTCGAGAACCGCCGGAGCGATGACCGTCTGACCGGTCTGGTACTCGTTGAGCTTGACTCGAATCTCGCTGAGCTTGTTGGCCTCAGTAAGCTGAGCGATCTGCTCCGAGAGGGCCTTGTTGGTCTTCATCTGCTCACGCAGCAGGAAGGCCATCGCGGGGTTGGTCCTGCTCAGCTCGTTGAGCTGAATCTCCTCAGGCGAGAGCGCCTTGCCGTCCTTGTCGACGCCCGTAGCGGTCGTCGCGTCATACGGCTTACCGTCGATCGTACCACCAGGGTTGGTAGTCGCACCGGTGTTCGGAGCGTGCGTAGTGGCGAGACCGTCCGGAGGGGTGTTTCCCTTGGACTGTGCCGCCTTCTGGTTCTGCTCGATGCGCTCGAGAACCTGCTCGTCCTTCGCGTCCTCGGGCAGACCGAGGAGCTTGCGAAGCGCCTTCGGATCCATTCGTCGTCCTTCCTTCTGTTCTGCGAATGTGAGTTCGCTCAGGTTGATCGGGAGCAGGTCCTTGAGGAAAGGCCTGTTCGTGATCCCGCCACCGAAGAGAACATCCTGGTGCACAGTTCCAGTAGCGTCAGTCCAGTCATCCTGGAACTCAGGACTGAAGTAGCGGTATGCACCCTCCTTGATCTTCTCCAGCGCCGTCTTGGTCCAGTCGACGAGGAGGTAGAGAGCGTCACCCTCGACCTTCGCGTCCTTCACCCACCCTGCAGCCTCGTTGCCTCGGGCAGGGTCAGTCTTGTGGTCGTAGTCGATGTCCAGTTCAATGCCACGGACTCGGCTCTTCACACTGTCAGCGAAGCGTCTGATGCGATCCATCGACAGGTTGATCTTGCCGTACGCGGGATGCTGGTACTCACCAACACGCATGGCCTGGATCCACTGCTTGGTCTCCGAGAACGTCACCCCTCGGAGGTCTGCATAGTAACCAAAGCGTGCCATATTCACCTCCTGCCCGGGCTGTTAGCTCGATTATATAGTGTTTCCAACTGAAGGGCAAGTACGTCAATTACGGAATGTAAATGCCCTGGAACCTTCTGAAGCCACTCGACAGCGAAGCCTCTGTAGGTCCAGCTGGCAAGTTCGATTGACCACTGAGCTCGCCCTGGATCCGTGGAGCAAGTCCTACGCTGTTTGGACGTACCTGAACGCCTTCGAGGATCGGCATGGTAGTACCTACAGCCAAGAGGCACTGAGCGTACCGCTGACCTGCGACCTTGTTCCACGCAGCCGTAAAGGTCTTCGGGAACATGGTGTTGGTCGCATTCCACAGTGCAGTGTCATTCGCAGTACTCGCCACAGGCGTTAACGTAGTACCGTCAGTGCTGTAGATGCCGATTCGAGCCAACGTCAGCCCAGAAGCAGCAGTGGCACCCGTAGCAGTACGTACGGTAGTAATCGTCTCGGTCTTGCGAGCAGTGAAGAAGGAGAAGTACGCGACGCCACTAACCAGTGCCACTTCGCCAGCGACGTCGTCACGTGGCAGGATCTCTTCACCAGTCGTAAGCAGGTTCCCTCTCGCGTTCGCCGCTGCGATGGTGAGGTAGAAGGCTAGAGCCTCGTTCAGTGTAGTAGTGCTAACCAGGTTAGAGATGTCGTCAGGCACCAAGTATGAACCAGCAGGCTGCTTACCATCCAGCTGAACCTGCAGGTCGTTGACGTCATCGATCTCGTGCGTGTGGTGGTACGCTGCGTACAGTGACCCCTCAGAGGCAGGCACTGCAGGCAACAGGTCACCGAAGTCGATCGAGCCAGCGTTATACGGGACCGAGATGTAGAACTGGTCCTTAAGATCGTCGCCGATGATAGTGACTTGGTAGGTCCAGTTCGAAGGATTCCATGCAGGGTCATTCGTGCCGTACAGCTGCACAGTGAACGTACCGTCTGGAGCGACCTCAGCCTCGATGGTAGACGGCAAGATCACATCAGGCGAGCCGGTACGATGCAGGCGAGAAGGGATCTTGAACGTGATCTGCTTAGCGAGCAGGACGGGTGACAAGTCACCGTTAACAGTCACCAGCGTAGGGGTAGCCATTACTGTCCTCCGCTACGGTCGACGCCGCCGTTGCCTCGAGGAGTTCCCGGGTTAGGCTTACCTTGCCGCGGAGGCCCAACGCGGGGCGGCTGAGGAGGATTCGCCCGGTTCGATTCAGAGCCCGGCTCATCCTCATCGTCCATCGGATCCTGAGGAGCCACGATCTCTCGCCGCGTCTCGAAGTCGATCGGCGGCAGGTCGTTCTCCTTGCGGAGGTGAGCTTCCAGCGTCTCGTCAGGCACGATGAGACTTGCGCCAACGTAGTTACGCAGCGTGAAGCTCTGCGTGCGCTGGTCTTCCCACTCGCCGATCCGGCGCACGCGAAGCTTGGGCATCTTGACGCGACTATAGTTCATCTCGACGAGGTCACTGATCACGAACTGGTTCATTGTGTCAGAGACCGTCTCAGCTACGTACTTCGTGCCCTTGTAGAACGTCTCCAGGCTTTCCTTCTTCTGGTTCGAGTCAGTGAGGAAGGGAGCGAGTACGTTGGCCATGATCATCTCGTTGTGGTGTGTGATCGACGGCATGCAGTCGACCGGCTGCCCTTCGAGCTTGGCGAAGTAAATCTCCCAGTTCGGAGGGAGCGTGATGTGTGAACGCTCGTTCGTACGGAGGTTGCGTCCGATCATCTCGGCTAGATCTTTGTCAGCCTTCTTCCAACCGGGAGGCATCTTAATGACAGGAACGCCGATGCCGTGACGTTCCTTCTGGATCGCGTCGATCTTGTACAGAGTATCCTTGTACTTGTAGTGCTTGTACGCCGACCGTAGGATCGAGATGCCCTGAAGGTCACCGGCCTCTGCCTCCAAGGCGAAGATGGCGAGCTTCTTGATCGGAATGACGATACCCTGCTCAGGAGTGAACGTGCCCTCAGAAGCCATCGGTTCCATCACGACAGCCTTCGGACCACCGTTACGATCGTACACGAACTTCTGAATGTCAGCAGGGTGCCGTGGAGCCAGCTTCCGGAGAGCGATCTTACCGTCCGACTTGAGCTCCCAGACCTTCTCCATCACGGAGTAACCGTACTCACACATGATGAGGATGTCTTCGAGCGTCCGCGACCACGAAGTCGACATGCCGCTATCGAAGTTCTCCTGGATCTCCTTGGCGACGTTCTTGTCACGTGTAGAGTCTGAGCCAGCCTCCATGAACCAGTGAGCAGACAGCACAGGCGTCTTGAAGACACGCAGCGCACCACGGATGATACCGTCGAGGCGCTTCATGCGGTAGTACTCTGTGATGCCGAGCTTGTCGCGGAGCTTCGGGTTCCACTCCTCACGAGTCCACGCCGTCCACGGTGACGGGCTAGAGTATCCCAGTTCGGGACCTACAGCGATCGTCTCAGCGAACTGCATAGGTGGACCGTCAGCCACGATAACGACATTGTCATCAGTCACGTCAACGAGCTGGTAGGAGGAAAGGAGTTCAGCCAGAGCGACCGAACCCGGATCCCCTGTAGGCGGCAGCTCGAACAGCTGCAACTGGTCACTCATTAGAACTCCAGGTTCTCTAGGTTGAAGTACCCTCCGTCACCAGAAGGTTCCAGCAGCTCGCGATCGACGTCCACAGCGTTTAGCCCTTGGTACACGTCAGTCAGTCGCGAGTTACATCCAAGCTTGAAGATGTGCATGAGTCCATAGCGAAGCGCGTCGAGCGCATGGTCCGCGTGCTTCTTCGCCTGCTCGCGCACGTTCGTTTCCGGCCGCGTATCCGGAGCCCGATAGTTATTGAACTCGTAGATGAGGTTCGTACACGAATGATCGATAAACAGCTTGGGCTTCTGAACAGGAGTCCCGTACTCGTCGCCGACGATAAGGAGCCCTGAAGGTGAGTAGACATCCTGGACCTTCAGATAACTCTTGACAAGGTCGACACCCTCACGCCAGTTCTTCTTAGCCTCCGGCTCAGCGTACGCGGGCACGAAGTTCTCGCTAATGCTCGCACACGCCTCTGGATCCGCGGCATCGCCAAAGGCGAGATCCAGGTGATATCCCTCAGGCTGTTCCATGTTACGCATATACGCGATGTGTTCCGCGAGCTGCCAGTACGACCGGTAGTGCTCACGCCATACGTATACATTGTCCTGTGGGTCAACTTGAAAGAATACCCAAGCCCAAGCATTGGTGTACCCGGGATCATAACCGACGTAGCTATCCCAGGCAGGATTGAACTTGACCTCAGTAACGTGGACACTCTCTTGGAACTCACCATAGATCTTACCCACAAACGCTGAGAAGTCTGCACCGTACTCCTGAAGGAACCACTCAGGCGCAGTGGTCTTCTCGATCTCCAGGATTTCCTCGTCCTGCCGACCACCAGGATAGACGTACGGATTGGTCCAGGAAGGGAACTGCCACGACTCGTACGACGGCATGTTCGGGTTACGTCCGGTCTGCCAGAGGGCGTGCAACCAGTTGAAGCCTTCAGGGGTGGTCGGAAACGAAGCATTGCCCCGCTTGTCAGCGAGAGCAGGTCGAACGAATCGCTCCCAGGTGTCCTTCTTGTGCTTCGCTGCCTCTGACATAATAGCGAAGTCCAACTTCTCACCGACGAGATTCTCCGGGTGATCGGCTGAACGACATTCTACGCGGGTACCCCAGGGGAACTCGATGTACATCTCCCCAGAGCGCTTGTTGTACGCCTTCTTGACTCGCTTGTTCTTGCCGAACTCCAGCTGCAGGATGAACAAGTCCCACAGAACACGGAACTCCTTCTCCGCCAGGTCGTACGTTGGGCCAACGATCCAACCGCGACGCTTCGGGAGCATCAAGCCGGGTGCCTCGTCCATCGCCGACATTCGACTCTTACCGAACCGTCGACCGCACACAGGAATACGGAAGCGTGCAGGGCTATTGTGGAACAGCCACTGTAGCTCGTGAGGCTCGTACCCTACATGAGCGAAGAACTTGTGCTTGTCGACGGCCAGCATGCTTAGCTCCTCCAGGCTCCTCGCCTACGTAGTATCTCACGTGCTGGTGCGGCCCAGTCTTCGGACCGCGTAGAGATCCTCACCGGAAGTTCTGTCAACGGCGGAATGCAGCCAGTACAGTTAGCCTGCCGACAGTACGGCCAGTGCTGAGACGTTCCATACTGCGCCGAGTCTATATCCATCAGTCACACTCCGTAGGAACAGGAAGTACAGGGTTCTGCTCACGCAACACGTTATTGCGCTCGACCTCTGCGATGTAGCCGTCAAGCGCTTGCGTACGCGCCTCGGCATCGTTCTTTGGGTCCATGAGCTCCTTGAGCATGATTAGGAACTTATCCCTCTCAGCATCCTGGATCTGCGCACGGTTGACAGTGTTCTGACTGTCTCGCGACATGTAGTCCGCGAAGCACTCACGCGTGCGGTAGTTGTCTACGTATAGTACCAGCACGGCCACGCTGGCGACCGCTACTGCGATCCAGGCTCCGAATGCTTCCAGCCTTCGCACGCTTCCTCCTCACCAGCTCTATAGTCGCTCCCAGAGCATATCCTGCAGCAGACAAGCCCGCTATCCACAGTACCGCCTGCCACACGTAGCTAAGCTGCATCTGCTACTTCCTCCCTAGGCCTAGGCAGCGGTGGGAACACTGCCAACCAAGTCCCCGTTGGTATACCTAGCAACACAGGATCTGGTAGGGAACCTGCACGGAAGAGGTAGGTGTAGAGTGCTGCGCCCACAACTACCGCCCAGACTGTCAATACCACCGATAGGAACCTTATCTTGTACTGCTCTACAGTCACTGCGGCTCCCTAACCGTGTTAAACTACCTCCTAGACCTGCCACACAACTCCACACGGCCTGGGTCTCGTCGCGCTGCGGAGCGCTTGGGCTTGTGCGCAGTTTGAGCTGGTTAGGACTGATATCCATAGGGGGTCAGCTCGTGTTATTAAAACCAGTAGGGAATGCTGGTTAGACTGGTTAGCCGATAGGTTAGTCAGCTTGCCTTCACGATCTCGCACCTCTCTGTGCGAGCGCTTAGCTTGCTGTCTAACCTACAGCTATTCTTCGGCAGAGCCCACAAGCTTCGGGAAACGGCTGGTCGTGAATCGGGCACTCATTCACGGCCGCTTCTTCGTCTCTGACTCTGGTACAACATCGCCGTCGATCACGACAGGAGGCCGAGTGACCAGGACCTGCTCGTACACACCATCCCACGGGTCACGCCCATCGGCTGTGGTGCCAAGCGCTGCCGCCCGTGTGAGGATCTCGGTAGCGGCCCTCATACGTACGGTCTCCGACTCGCCATAGCGCGCCAGCCTGACCAGTGTCTGCGCCGCCAGCGGTGCATTGTCCCGAATGATCCGAGCCGCTTGCTCGACAGGGCTCTCAGGCTGGCCATTCAGTGACTTGAATCCCGAGGCTCGCTCCAACGTGAGACCAGCGAGCTCGTCGTCGCTCACCCACGCCTGGTTGCGGGCAACGGCTGCAGCCATGTCTTCGTCTTCGTCTTCGTCATCGTACATTGTGACCTCCTCTCTTACCGTGATTATATAGCGTAACACCGAATTCCACAAGGGGAGTGTATGTTATACTAGGTAACACATGATTTCCTGCTAGTTTCCATAACCTCTGCTGAGTGTATGTTATACAAGGTAACACTCATTTCTCCGCTAGTTTCCATAACCCCGTACGGGTGTAGCAAGATCCTCTTTCCTCGTCTATAATATAGTTATAGAAAAACAAAAAAAAAACAACAACAACTTAATTCGTTCCTTGACAACTCCATATTCCCTTCTGACATAGTAGCGTCGTGTACGACACGCTCTCAGTCTCGTACACGTAGCGACTAGATCAGACGGATCTAGCAACTGTCCTAGGAGGACACTATGTCTGAGAACACCATCGTCGAGGTTGACGGTCAGCTGGACGCCTTCACCGGAGAGGTCGTCGAGTCGGAGACCGAGCTGACTCTCGAGACGATCGTCCAGGGTCTGACCGACCAGGTCTTCGGTAAGTCGGAGACCATCTCGCCGTACAAGATCGCGAAGGTCGTCAACCTGGTCTTCCAGGCGACGGGTACCTCGAAGCAGATCCCGCCGCAGATGATGTACATCTACGCCGGAAAGGGTATGATCGCCGGAAAGGGTTCCGCCGGTCGTAAGGAGTACACGGTGACCGAGGTTACGACCTGGGTCCTCAAGTACACCAGCAAGCACGTCGAGATCTAGGATCTAGGTTGAAGGACCCCGAAAGGGGTCCCTCTTCCTAGGTGGTAGATCACCACCCGTATAACAAGGAGGACACTATGTCCGAGCTTACTGCGGCATACATCGAAGAGATCGCGAACGGTCACGTTCCGGCCCTGAACTCCCCGGAACGGCTCGCGTACGAGAAGGACTTGACGGACGGGTACGACTACACCTGGGCCGTCCAGATGTTCCAGAGTATCCAGGCAGCGGTCCGCGCGGGCCTCGCCTGATGTCACAACACCACACGCCACGAGTGGCCAAGAAGATCGGCGGGACTTTAGAGTTCCTGGATGCTGTACTACAGGGTATGCAGTGGGCACTTCCCACATTCGCACTCCTTGTGTTGGTGGCGGGTGCTCTGAAGGGTTAGGAGTACTGGTCGGGCTCATGGGTCCGACCAGTTCCTCCAAGCTACTAAAAAGTTTGTTAATTGGGGTAGCTACAAAACCATGAGCAATTCCTCTCACGTGTACTCGAGAATTCATAGGTGTCACCTTGTGGGCCCGTTGAGAGTATGTTATACTTGTTTGCTTTTGAGCAAGCTTATAAAAAGACCAGTTAGTATAACAAGGACAAACGAAATTCATCTACAATAGAATATATCTTCTAACATAGTATATAACATCATAATTATTCTAAGAGTACCAATTTGTTTTTAATAAAAACTAATTGCCGTACGGACATTTTGTTAGAAGATACAGCACTGAAAGGGCCGATTTTCCGGATACTCTTCGGAACAGGTTTCAATAGGTACACAGTGTTAGTTATCAACAAATGATTTCTATGTACCTGTTGATTTCCGTTTCGGAAAGCGTTATACTAGAAAAGAAAGGACCACAAGGCTACACAAAGTCCCACTAGGCCTCATGATCTAACTCATGAGGAAAACCAGACAACGTACCATCGATGAGAAAGGTATAACATTGATCGACATTGTATTGACCACATTCTGTGACCCACAACGTTCCTCTCTCACCTACAAGGTAAGACTTCCCGCGAGATCCTACGGGGTCTTGATGCAGAGCGAGGACGTTCAGAAACTCCTGGACGCTCCCGAGCCACACAACACCGTCATTGCGACGAACACTGCACAGGGTATGAGGATCACGACGATGAGGCTCGATCGACCGGGGCTTCAGCTGTTCCTCGCCTGCTTCGAAGGCGTTGTAGACCGACCTGAGAATCCTGGATCAGGTAGGAGGCCGCAGGTCATTCACCAGGCCACCACGTACCTCGAGCGTACTCGACCCAGATCTCGCTAGCGGCTCAGGCACAGCGGCCCGTGTGGAGTTCTTGGCGCTGTTGGCTGTCATGTTTAACAAGGTGAATTTTAAATTCATCCTTGAGAGGTGCTAGGGGACCTCTACTATAATAAAAAGAAAAACAAAAACCTCGGAGCGTAACATGAAGAAGGACCGTTCTAAGGAACTGGCACAGGAGTTCAGGTTGAAGCTGTTGCGACAGAGAGAGCGACAGCTCCGACGTGGGAACGACTACGTTCCTACCAAGAAGTCCGCGAAACCTGTTGGCTACAAGATGCAGAACACCTTCGAAGAGAACCTCCGAGGCGTACCCGGTGGTTCGCGAGTCCAAGCTGTTTCGCTACTGAAACAGATGCAGGCCGCGACCACGGGAACGAAGGTCGTCGAGAAGGCTCCTGGGCTGATGAGGTCCATGAGGAACGCGAACACGACTCAGGGCTCGTACATTCGTACCGAGCTCCGTGACCAGACTGGAGACCTGATCTCCAACCCACAAGGAAGGAGACTGTAACTGGTCAGATCCTCTACACCTTCGGATGTAGGGGTTCTTGTCAGTTGCATTCGGCGACTGTAGTAGGAAGGCGGAAGCCGTGCCGCTCAGCAACGAGGAGTACCAGGAGCTGATTCAGAAGCTTACCACGATCGATGGTGAGGACCTGATCAACATCCTGCACATGGTGATGCAGGCCAAGGGCGGTGAGCTCTTCAGCTACACGGACGTTGAGAGGGGAATGTCTGGACTCGTTACGACGCAGTTCGACATTCCTCCGACCGAGGGTACTGACGAGCGGCACGTGGTGCTGGTCATGGCTGTGCGGGTGAAGCAGTGAAACTCGTCCCGGTCTACGAGTTCAAATTCCCTGAGCCCGGACCTGAGCACTTCTCGATCACCTGTAAGAACCACACGTTCCTCAGGTGGATCACGAAGAACCCTTACCAGAGGAACATTCACTACCTAGGCCTCGCGGACGGGACCAAGGAGAACGGTTTCTGGATGTGGCAGGAGTGCGCCTGCCCCTTCGGTGACCTGGTCGTGATCACAGAAACAGAAGGAGTCGTGACATGAGGAAGTTCACCAGTAGCTTCGTCGCCGCACTGGTTCTCCTGACCGGTGCGTGCAAGGTCGAGGATCCTTCGGAGCCTGCTCCTGTGGTGAAGACGTACCCTGACTGCGAGAACGTCGAGTTCACACCGTGCGTGACCTTCGACGAGGGTGAGTGGCGCGTTGTCACCGACTACAACCCTTACACTTCCTACAAGATCCGTGAGCCCAAGCGGGTCGGCGACAAGTTCCAGGAGAGGTGAGATGGGGTACGAGAGCTACAGAGGTTGGCTCAAGGGGCTGACCGACAAGGAACTGGATGAGGAGATCAAGAAGGTCTCTGCCGCTGCGCAGGCCGCTACGGACGTGAGAAGTAAGTTGGCCTGGACTCGAATGCTGGGGATGGCTCACCTCGAGTTGAAGAGGACAAACAGATGACCATGGTGCGATCGGATCACATGTGCCACGTTCACCACGTGAACCACGAGTTCGAGGTGGACGAGAGCAGCGCCATCGTCAGCATCGAGGAGGACTTGGGCGCCTGGAAGTCCGGCCGCCTCTACCTTCAGGATCTCAAGTTCCTGAACGCTGACCAGCGTGAGATGCTGCTGACCGGTACGTGCCAGGAGGCCTGGGACACGATGTTCCCTAAGGAGCGGTGCTCCGAGGACTGCGACGGCTCCACACACGAGGGACTATTCTGTAACTGAAACAGGTCGAAACGCCGGGAGGCGTCGTCCAGTAGATGCTGGGCCTGATGAGACCAAGTGGAGGCCAATGGACCACCGAATCAGAGTCCGCGAGGACAAACGTGGCTACCAGGCCTACTGTGACTGTAACAAGTACTTCAGTAGGTGGCAGCAGTACAAGGGATCGGCAATTCAGTTAGGCCGCGTGCACCTGGCGCGGGCCGAAGAAAGGGAGCGAAAGCGTGAAGAAGGTCGAGGAACTCGGCAGGCAGCTGGCTGACGCACTCCTTAATCCTGAAGGAGCTGAGGACAAGCTCAAGGCTATCAACGAGGAGCTGAACAAGGCTGCCATGGAAGTCACAGGGATCAGGGCCGACCTGCTCTCGGACGAGAACCTGGAGAGCAGTCCGCTCGTTCTGCTGTACTGGACGACATTGTCGCAGCTGACGCAGATGGCGTTCACGTCCGCTGCACAACACCAAGCCTATCACAGGGAGCTCGACCAGTGAACATTCAGGAGATGACCGCCCAGTACGAGGGCGCCAACGAAGAGCAGAAGCTGTTCTGTCTGCTGGTGGACGTGGCCACCGAGTACGAGAAGGTCCTCAGTGAGAACTGGAGTCCTACGACCACTCTGGCCGGCCTTACGCCTCGGCAGGTGCTGCTGAAGGGTCTTGCCGAAAACCTCGAGGCGAACGAGGAGGACCGCGGGTGAGAGACATGCTCTGGACGAATATCCTCGATGCTATCGAGGACCTCGACAAGAAAGAAGAGGGTAGGAGATCGGTTAGGTCTCCTGGTTACGGCGACGACAAGATGATGACGTGCCACGTCAGGTACGGCGATAGCTCTCCTGGTGTGTACAAGCTGTACATCGTTACAGCACGCATGGGCGGCGTTACTGTCGATGGTCCGTTCTACGACTACAGCGTCCAGTACTGGACCGACATGGCCAGGTACGACGGTAACTCGTGTAGGGTGATCGTCACCGAAGAGTGGGCCCACTACACGGTTTCGCCTGACGTAACGGAGGCGCAGTTCGCCGGCCATGCTGGTCGGGAGTTCAAGTTCGAGATCCTCGAACTCGAACAGGCGTACGGGCTTCGAGACCACGGGTTCGCCGTAGAGTTCGACAACAGTGCACCAGGCACGCGACCTCCGAAGGCGATCCTGACCACGCGCAACCTCTGGCAGCAAGGATCCATTCCCGAGCCGATGCGTCACCTGTTCAAAGTGACGGCGAAAAAGATCTTGTAGAGATCCTCTTGAAGGGTTCGAAGGTCCTGAGATATAATTGAATTAGCAGCAAATTCTAGGTGATCCTAGGGTCCCCTGTAGCTCAAATGGTAGAGCCAAGGTGCTGAAGCCGACGATGCAGGTTCGATTCCTGCCAGGGGCACGGAAGGGAGGTAACCTACATGGAGGAGAACACCAGCTTCTGGTCCGAACTGTTCAGGAGTAACCCGGAGCTCAAGAAGTACGACCACCAGCTTCTGGAGAGCAGTCCGCTCGACGCACTCGTGCGCGGGCACGAGGAAGGGATGCGCAAGCGTCTCGTCGCCGCGTTCGACCCTGCTAACTCCGAAATTCACTACTACACGGAAGGCAACGACATGCAGAGCTTCGACGAGACCAACCAGACCTTCGATCCGGACTTCTACCTCAGGGAGTCTGCCCGACTCGCAGCCGTGGCTGAGCACCTGAAGGGCATCCCGCAGCAGGATCCGTTCGAGAGCGGGCAGATCCTGGCCTACACCAAGACCGGACCCGACATGGTCGAGCACGCCTTCGCTGCTGTCAAGTCAGACCCGAACGGCCTCTGGCGCGTCTCGGGCTCCTCGAGTCGTGCCTTCACCTGGCGACAGCTGCTCGAGTACATCGGCCTCGGCAACCTCAGCTCGATCATCGTCGTCACCGGCGGTGAGAAGCTCAAGGAGTGGAAGGCTCCGAAGGTCGAGGACAGCAAGTGAGCCGGGGTCACGGAACTTCAACGGCGCGCTCTCGGCGTCCGCATCGCAAGAACGTACGGAGGATTCAGGCTGTTCGGCGTGCTAACGCTGACCTCGGCACGTACAACGAGCAGGGCTACCTGCGCAAGGCTCGCCCAAAGACCTTCGTTCCGAAGGACATGACACTGGAGGAGGTTCTGAATGCGCCTATCTGAGCTGGTGAAGGCGGCTCAAGAGGACTTGGAGAAGAACGGTGACCGAGAAGTTCGCATCGCCACAGGAGCGAGGAGCCTCCTCCCCAACGCTACCTACGACGTCGTCCTCTACGAACAGCCCCGCGCCGTCTGCCTCCTCGGCCCAGGAGCCTACCGAGTCTCTTCTCGGAACCTGGATTCGTAACTCTGACGACCAGCAGGTCGTCGTCGAAGGTGTCTATGAAGACGGCTGGCTGAAGGTGACGTACTACTCCAACACGTACGGCATCAGAAAGCGCCAGACCAAGCGAATACACCCGAAGTTCTTCCCAAGAAGGCACCATCGGCCCTAACTGGTCTTCCCCTGCTCCGTTCGTAATGCCTATTGCCTGGAGCGTGAACGGCGAGAAGGTTCAAATCCTTCCAGGGGAACTGGTAGCTTATCCGTTCTGCAATTGCAGAACGTAACCGTCCTAACTAGAAAGGAGTGCCATGCACATTCGCACGCCGGTGCAACTCTTCAGTGCAGTCGTCGGGGTAGGTCTCATACCTGCCATAGCACTAGGCAGCGTCATCGGCGTTTCCAAGAAGGACTACGACCCCATACCTCAACCTTCAGCTTCCACAGGAAGCTACAGCGACCTGGGAGAACGTCCTGAACCAATCGTCGTCCCTTCTAAGACGACAACAGGAACCCAGCGCCGTGTGGAGTTCGTGAGACCGACACAGAGGCATGTTAAACAACGTCGGAAGACTCCTTCCAAGACTCCACACGCTACGAGGACACCGTCCCCGAAGCCTTCTTCGAAGGCCGTTCCGACGTACTCAGCTTCACCTGTGACTTCGTTGCCTCCGAGCAACGTTCCTGAACCAACGCCGCATCAAAAAATTTCTGAGAGTGCCTCTTGAAGGGGTGCGTAGGACCTCAGATATAATTGAAACAGCGCAAAAAGCTGAGAGGAGCGAAGTGCCTGAAGAGGAGAAGGTTCAAGACTACGTCTTCACGTTCGGTCACGACCACGTCTGGCCACCGACGGGGAAGACTCTGTTCCAGAACTATGTGGTGCTCAAGGGCACGTACATGGGCACGCGCCTGGAGATGATCCGTCGCTTCGGCATCAACTGGAGTCACCAGTACTCCGGAGTCGAGGCCAAGAAGAACATCACCAGGTATAAGCTGACCGAGATCCGTCTCGAGCACGAGAAAACTGAATACGTAAGTCCGTAAAGAATCTTGCGCTAGACCCGTGAGATTCCAAGACCGAGGGAGTATAATTACATCATGCCCATCAACCGAGGCCGAGGACGACGTGCGTCCGAGGTTACCCCTGAACCCACTGTCGAGGAGTACACTGTGAACACCGAGACCGTCGAGCCCACCTTCGACGCCCCCGAGGCCGCCGACCAGGACCTCGCCTTCGACCAGGACGTGGACGTCGACGCCCCTGCCGTCGCCGACGCCGAGGACAGTGTTGCCACCACCCAGCCCGTCGAGCCGGCCAAGACCGAGACCAAGGCACCGGCGCGTCCGCCGGTTCCGGAGGGCAAGGTTAGCCCCGTCGCCTTCGCCAAGCTCCTGTCGGCCCACCTGACCGCCAAGGCTCGCGAGACCGACTCGGAGGCCGCCGAGATCACCGTCGCTCCGCAGGTCGTGTACAGCTACATCAAGAACAACGGCCCGACCAGCAAGAACCCCTTCCCGTCCGAGCCTGCCGAGGGTCGTGCGGCCGTCGTCGACGCCGAGAAGGCGATCGCGTGGTGGGAGGCCAAGGACGCTCGCGTCAAGGCGTCCAAGGTCGCCGCCAAGGAGAAGGCGGACAAGAAGGCCGCCAAGGCCACCGAGACGACTCCTGAGGCGGTCGCCGAGGGCCAGCCGGAGCTCGTCGAGGCCGAGTAAGGTAAGCTTCAGGCGGCAGCATGTACTTGGCCTTCGTGCCGCTGTACTTCGTAAGTCCGATTTCCTGAAGGTGGGTTCTGGTGAAAGACCAGGTGGACTAAGTTCCAGATGCAGCTCGTCGAGCCGGACGTGATCGCGGCAGACGAAGGACTGACGCCCAAGGAGAATGGCCCGTAGGTTTCCTCCGTGATCTACGGGCCATTCTTCTACCTTTTACCCGTGATTTCCATTGAGGAACAAGGTATAATAAGATGGTAGCGTTCGACCACAGACGTGCTGCTCGCATCGTGGGAGAAACTGCCGAGAGCTACCGCGAGATGCTTGTCGATCATCAGTCCGACGTAACGTATACGACGCCGGAAGAGATGCTCAGGCAGCATGCGGAGCTGGAGCAGGACTATCTGACAATGAACCAGCTCAAGGAAAGGTTGGAGATGGACTGTGAGTGACACCGTGGAAGAGGTGACTCCGAAGCTCTTCGACCACGCTAAGCGTGTGTACGACGAGATGCTTCGACGAAGCCACAAGGAGATGATCGGCCCCCAGCACAATGGTGAGGTCGACCTCAGCAACACCAAGGAGGTCGACGTCTACGAAGGACATCTAACCACGCTGTTCGCTGACCTTCAGATCGCGAACCCGTACTACACGCGGATCATGGATGCTCTGAAGGGGCAGAACTGCATGGAGCAGCTCCGTCGGGGTGGCGGCTCTGCCATGAGCAAGTGGATCCTTCACGCACCACCCACCGAAGAGGGCTTCCGCGCGATCATGGATCGCAATCGCGTCCCCAAGGGCGGCGTCAAGATGCTCGAGCAGCGTGTCAAGGACCTGACCCGTATGGTCCACGGACTTACTGACGAGGTCGAGAGCGCTACCAGGCGCATCGACAGACTGGAGGCGAAGCTGTGAGCGATCTGTACCAGCGTCACACGCAGGAGCAGGTCGAGGAGCTGAAGAAGGCGTATGCCTCTCAGCAGGCGGAGCATGACAACTTCGTTCAGGATGCTGTCGAGACCATGACGGCTCTTGACAGTCGTATCAAGAAGCTCGAGCTCCAGCCAAAGTCCTCCGTCGACTACCTCATCTGGATCGCAGCGTTCGTTCTCCTGGCGTACGTGATCTTCACCATTTCCCTCGGCGTGTTCGTCTGGACGCGACCATGAGCACGACGTGGGAAGAGGCGAGCCTGTGTCCGAGAGACGGTGCCTTCACGGGCAAGGTCATCTCGCAGCGTAACGTTAAGGGCGAGGGTACCATCTATACCCTCGTGTGCCCCGAGAGCAACTGTTCGTTCCATGACATGGGGTGGATCGTTCAGAAGCGCCCTGACGGTACGATCCCTGACCCTCAGACGGATCGTAGTCGTCCTCGACAGTTCAAGAACACCATGACGGAAGCTGCTAAGCAGCAGGTCCGTGACGCACTGGCCCAGCAGGTCGCAGCCGAGCAGAAGCCTGGCTACGAAATCGGTCACTACTGAGGAGTTGTCATGAAGAACGAGACCGCCTACAAGCGCCGTCGTCGTGTCGCTGGTGGAGCCGACCGCTACGGACGCTTCCGTGACGGCCGTCAGCTCACCCAGGACGTAATCGCTGGTCACCTCATCTGGTCGACTCTCGAGAAGCCTAAGGCTAACTCGTAGTCTAACCGCCCTACAGAGCTCTACACAGACACGAAGTCATCGCGGCTAACCTATTGGCTAACTTGTCCAATCAACGTCTAAACTCAACAGCGTAACTAGAAACCAAGGGAGAGGGATCCCGATGGCAACAGCACCAGGAGCAGGTAAGTACTCACGAGGCCGTCAGCAGGACATCCTGCAGTACTTCTGGAACAACCCTGACAGAGGTATCACGATCGAGGAGCTGACAAAGCACTTCAAGGGTACATACGATCGTGGCCAGATCATGGGCACCATGGCGCACGTGACCAACGGCGACATGCAGAAGAAGTACAACTACCCCGTCAAGAAGCTTCACTCGGGTGCATGGCAGTTCGACCCGCCAGGCGACAAGAAGTCCTCTGTGACCCAGAGCCTCGAACGTCTCACCGTGACCATCATCAAGGAGGTCGACGGCGAGATGGTCGTGGTGGATGACGACGCACACATCTATCGGATGGTGCAGGTAGCCTGAGATGGAGGTAGAGGTCACTCGACTTCCCGTCATCCAGTATGCTAAGCTGCGTGACCTCTACCCTCAGAAGGTCTATGCAGCTATCCGAGCAGGCAAGCTCGAGCAGCGACTGTGCGACTGCGGACGCAAGGTGGTCATCATCGCTGAGGCCGACACTTACTTCGGACTGGAGGTGAACAATGCAGGGCAGGTTTCTGATTCAGAACCACTTCACCAGTCTGAACCCTCAGGCGACGACCATCCACAGGATTAATCACTCACTGACAGCACTGCAGCCAACCAAGACCCATGGGCTAATAGCTGTCATCCCTGCCGTGTGTGGAAGGATTGTCGCTCCTCAGTACCTGGCCCTTCTCGGTGACGCTGACGTAAGTCACTGGATCCACGAGCTGGGCCTCCTCCACGCAAGGTATGGTCCACGACAATTGTGTAGGTGGTGTCAATGACAAGCTGGGAGAAAGGGCAGAAGCGTAAGCAGCGTGTCTTCCAGAGCAAGAAGGGCTACTTCTACTTCATGCTTAACGGTCGCGCCTACGTGTTCTTGCTCAGCATCGGACGCTTCGATATCTCCTGGACGCGTGGCGACTGATGTTCACTCTCCACAAGTTCCAAGACGATGCCTTGAAGCAGATCCAGGAGCACCAGTGGGAGATGTACCGTAGAGGTACTCCTGACACCTCAGTGCTCATCGGTGACGATATGGGTCTCGGTAAGACGATCGAGGCTATCGAACTGGATGCCGGCTACCGTAAGGCACAACAGAGTACAGGTAAGACTCTCGTCGTGACAATGACCTCGGTCATGGGTGCTTGGGAGAAGCACTACAACAACTGGGCACCTCAACTGAAAGTGAAGGTGATCGATAGGAAGAACAGGCAAGAGTTCGTCGAGGCACTGAAGAGTGACGAGTACCAGATCTTCGTGTGCCACTGGCAAGGCCTTCGGTTCATTCACGAGGAGCTCCAGACCGTAGGATGGTTCCACATCATCGGCGACGAGATCCAGAACATCAAGAACCGAAAGGCGCAGCAGACACAGTACTTCAAGAAGCTACGGACAGTCTACAAGACAGGCTTGTCCGGTACGTGGGCAGACAACAGACCAGACGACGCATGGTCAGTCTTGAACTGGCTGTGGCCGAAGAGGTGGACCAGCTACTGGGCCTTCTTCAACCGTCACGTGATGCAGAAGAAGCACAACGACGGTACGTGTCTGGCTGAAGGCTGCGGAGGCTACCACCGTAGAAGCTTTACGGAAGTGTGCGGCTTCGCTGAAGTAGACACGATCCACCAAGCGATGGGGATGGCATACGTTCGTCGTACGAAGGAAGAAGTCTGGGAAGACATTCCGGAGAAAACCTACGACGACATTCCCGTCGACCTCCACCCGAAGCAGCGGTCAGCATACGACGCGATGGCGAAGGACATGCTGGCTTGGGTAGGTAAGAACGAGGACCAACCTGTCCCGGCCGTGAACGTTGTTAGCCAGCTCGTCAGGCTCCAGCAGTTCGCTGTCGCGTACGGTAAGCTTGTGACCAAGATCAATACGGTCAAGTACACGGAGAGACAGCTAGAGTTCCGTGCACTCAAGGGGCTACCGTACGCTACATCGTACCAGGTTCCGACTCAGTACCTGGAGCTTGACGAACCGAGTTGTAAGCTCGACGCGACAATGGATCTCATTGAGGCAACCAATGGGCAAGTCGTGGTTTTCGGACAGAGCAAGCAGGCCATCAACCTACTGGCGGCCCGCCTTCGGGCTGCTAAGATCCCCCATGGGGTTCTTACTGGTGACACTAAACAGACGGATCGTGATCTATTTATCGAGGAGTTCCAGGCAGGGAAGCGTAGGGTCTTTTGCAGTACCATTAAGGCGGGTGGTGTGGGTATCACCCTTACTGCTGCTTCGATCTGCATTTTCCTGGACTGGGATTGGAGCCCCACGAAAAACAAACAGGCTGAGGATCGTCTGCATCGTCTGGGACAAAAGAACGCCGTCCTCATTCTCCGGCTCGTTGCTCGAGACACCGTTGACCGGCGGCGAAACGAGCGAATCGAAATGAAGTGGGAATGGCTCAAGGCCGTTCTCGACCCTGCAGTAGTAAGGAGCTGACATGCCCAACAACGAACGCATGGAGAACGAGGGGCGTTCTCACGGTGGCTACGCCGGGAAGAACTCTGGCAGCTCCAACCACAGGGGCGGCAAGAAGGCCAACAAGCCCAAAGTCAAGAAGACCACCCGCGCCGACAAGTCTCGTAACTCCGGCAGCGCGAACGGTGCTTCGTCCATGGCCTCTCCGGAGATCCGCAAGGCGGTGTACCTCACGGCCATCATCCCCGTGGTGGCGATCGTTTCTATCGCGAGCTACTTCACCGCAGCAGCATTCGGTGCCTGGAACTAACTACAAGAAAGGTAACGTCATGAAGAAGATCACTGCAGTTCTCCTCGCCGGGGTACTGCTATTCGGTGCAACCGCGTGTACCTCCGACGCCGACGTCGTGAACGAGAACCTCGCCAAGGAGGCTGACAACTTCAACGTCCTCCGCAGGACCATCTTCTACAACGGCATCACCGGCGAGTACATCCTCGAGGCCACGGGCTACTGCTCGGTCGACATGACCGACCCCGCCAGGTACACAATCACCTGCAAGATCGGCAAGGGCTACAAGAAGCACCTGCTGGGCCGCAGCGACAACGTCACCATGTTCTCGGAGCAGATCGACGAGATCGGCGTCAGCAAGAGCCACTACAAGGTCGTCTTCAAGCCGGCCACGATCATCCCGCAGCCCGAGATCCGCTAAGGAGAGCAGCATGTACCACGGACAGCCCTGGTTCGACGCTCACGGTCAGCAGGGAGTGGCGACCAAGAAGCGTAACCCCAAGAAGAAGAACCGACTCCCCTACCACGCCAAGCACCTCATGAGCCTTCCGATCATGGGACAGAAGGCAGGCACGATCTGTCCTCACGCTCTCGCCAAGCACGAGGTGATCGTGAGGCAGGACGGTACCTTCAACGAGCGCGGCCTCCCCTACGGCCGAGAGGTCACCGTCAGCTACGCCGCGGCCTGCCAGGTCAAGCACAAGTCCACGACCGTCAACCCGCAGCACCGTGACACCTACAGGAGGACCTGGCGATGACTGAGCCCGAGAAGACAGGAAAGATCCGTGTCACCATCGTCAAGGAGTACACTCCCGTTAGGAAGGACTATAGGTACTGGTACGACGAGGCTGGTGTGATACACACTCGCACTGACGAGGAGATCGAAACGCTCACGGTGCAGAGCATGGTAGAGGCCGATCGCGAAGCCTACGAGAAAGGCGAGTTCGGCCTGGACGACCTTCTCGAGTTCGGCAGTTCGGACATCGAGGAGCTCAAGTGGGAGGCTGTTGAGTGATGCCTCCGTCCGACGAAGAGCTCAGCGCGATGACGGGCATCACCGACATCGATGCTGCTTCACGGCTGGACGCAGAGATGCTGGAGAGCTGGATGGCCAAGGGCTTCTCAAGGGCAGAGGCGTTCCAGCTTCTCTTGTCACTGAAGAACTCCTTCCTGACCGTACAGTACATGCCAATGGGGATGCCAGATGCCTGAGCACCAAGGAGTGAAGGCCGACGTACACGTCTACGTCGTGCCCGGAGTGGTTGATGCCAGTGTCGTCGCTACACAGGCCCAGCGACGACTCGACAAGGCAGGTCACACTACCTACGTTCACCACCACAGGAAGGACGTACTCACAGCGGATGGAATCCAGGACTCCAACTGCAAGTTCCACGAGCATGACGAGTACGGGTCTGTAACTCACTCGTAACGCTACAGTTCTCCACACGTTCGTATCTCAGGAAATTGTAGGATCTTGAGATTGACGTTAAATCCATTTCGGGCTTTTAACGTATCCACGAGGCGTGTGGAGTTCTGTAGTGGAGACGAAGGGAGATGTTTAACATGGGAACTAACAGCACATCCAAACTCCACACGACCGTTGGTACCGTGTTCAAGTACCTGGGTAAGGCTATCGAGGCAAGAGAGCTCTTCTACGCTGGTCAGCTACAGGCCAGCCAGCAGGCCTATACCGAGAAGCACCCGAACATGGGTCCCGAGGATGCGAAGTATCGCTACGCCACCTCACAGCAAGGCAAGCAGCTCATTGCCGACAACAGGTGGCACATGGCTCAGTCGCGAACGTTCGGTATCGCGGCCATTGCCTCCGCTGTGCTTCAGCTTGTGTACGAACAGCAGCAGACCAACAGGCTACTCAAGGAGCAGGTTCGGCTACTACAGAACCTGGACAGTAACCTAGACAACATTCACAGTAACGTCAAGGAAATGAAGGTGTACTGATGCGCCTTGTACTGCTCGAGATCCCGGACAATGAAGAGGCTGATACCTTCGTTGAGGCGATCAAGAACGGAGAAGCCATCATGAGCTTCTCCGTCAAGAATGGCGACGGCTCTAAGTCGTTTGGCTACAAGCCCATTGAAGGTGCAAAGGTCGCTGCAGTGTGGGCTAAGCCGACCCAGTTCTGTACGTGTCCTGACTACGATGGTAAGGCTGCACCTACGTCCAAGTACCGGTGGCTCGTACATCCGAAGTGTGCGAAGCCTCGTCCTGGTGCCATGCAGCATCCCAAGGACCTCACGCGTGTTGACTGGAAGCCTCAGGAGATCCCCTACTACATCGGCTTCCGTTCCGACGGACGCGGGTGGGTGTACAGGAAGGAAGAGAGGTAGTGCGACTCCGTCGTCTCATTAAGTACTCAGCCGTCATCGCGTTCGGCGCGGCTTGCTATAGCGCTCTCGCGGGCGATACATTCTGGACGCTAGTATACACTATTGAGATGCTGACTGGTATCTGGGCATACTACGACATCGAAGATGACACCAAGCGCGAGGCGTGATTTCCCATTGAGGACAGAGTAAACTAAGAGTTACAAAGAACAACACAACGAGGGAACTCTCATGCTGGAAACTGTCAATGACTACATCAATGCAGGACTGACGCACAGTATCCACACCAGCGAGAGCCGGAGCTTTCGAGGCTGTCGTCGTCGGTGGGACTGGATCTCTCGTCAGTTCTACTACCCGACCATCACAGCTCGGCCCTTGGAGTTCGGCGTAGCTTTCCACGCCGCTATGGAAGAGTACTACAAGTTCTACCTTGGACTGTTTGTCAACCCTGATCCCAATGCTGCACTGCAGTTAGCATTGGCAAAGTTCAAGCAGGTCACGGAAGAGCAGCGAGCCAAGTTCGTCAAGCTGAACCATGGCATCGACCCTGAGACGGCTGCTGACTACGACGATCGTGTCAACGTCGGTGTCGGAATGCTGAAGTACTACTTCGGCCATGTGGCACCCATCTACGACAAGGGCCTGAAGCCCCTCAAGGTCGAGATCAAGTTCGAAGTTCCCATCAGCAATCCTGACTCGGGGGAGCAGGACCTCTGGTGCAAGTGTGACCACTGCTGGCGCCGCTACAAGAAGTCGTACGCAGCCTGGACAGAAGACCAGGACTATGCCACCGACTGGGAGGTACACAAGAGGAGCTGGAGAGGGCTTCCTGTCACCTACGGAGGTCGCCTGGACATCCTGATGGAGGATGAACAGGGCAGGCTCTGGATCGGTGACTGGAAGACCGCGATGCGTCTCAGCGGGACCGAGGCCTCCGACGAGTACCTCTGGAACGATGACCAGATCACCCGGTACGTCTGGGCGCTACGGCTCATCGGCCTCAACGTGGCAGGGTTCATCTACGCGGAGATCAAGAAGGCAGTACCTGAAGAGCCTGAGCCACTGAAGTCGGTTCGCCTCGGGCGTGCCTTCTCCGTCTCCAAGCAGATGAACACAAACGCGAAGCTGTACGAAGACACGGTCAAGGAGAACGATCCCGGAGCGTATGCGCTCGGCCTGTACGACGACTTCATCGCATACCTGCGGGAAGAGGGACCACAGTTCCACCGCCGGCACATCATCCATCGCAACGCTGAGGAATGTCGCCAGGCAGGCATCAACATCTGGATGGAGGCTAAGGAGATGACCAATCCTGACCTCTTCATCTACCCGAACGCTGGCCGCTTCCACTGCAAGGGCTTCTCACCCAGTTCAGGCTGCGCCTTCTGGGAACCGTGTCTCGGCAAGAACCGTGGCGAGGACTACCAGTACAGCCTCGACACGATGTTCCAGAAGCTCGACCGTCACTACTGGGAAGACGCTCCGCCGTCGACCGACAAGCGAATGGAGCCGGCGTGAAGCAGTGGTTCAAGTGTCACATCCTTGGCTGGCACACGGTTAGCTTCGTCGCCTTCGAGACTCCTGGTTGTATCTACTGTCCGAAAAGGTGGAAGCGATGATCGAGTACACGCCTCCTAGTACCACTCAGCGTTTCACGATCGTCATGGTTACCGATGGTGATGTAGCTGAGCGTGAGCTCGGTGAGGCACTACAGGCCCTCGGCTACAAGGGTGTCGGAGTCTCCGCAATTAACGTGCTCGACCACGAGCACCCCTGTCCGGGCCATCACTGTCTCGACGATCCCAGACGAGCAGGCCACATCATCCCTGAAGACATCGACTGCTGCATCTGCTGGGTAAGGGGAACAAAGTGACATCTGAACTACTCAGTCCGACCAGCTTCGCGGGTCTACCGATCGAGCGACCGAACGTCGGCGAGACCGAGAAGCTGAACATGCTCATCTACGGGGAGGCAGGCGTTGGTAAGACGTGGCTGGCAGGTTCGGCTAGTCGTGTTCCGTCCATGCGAAACGTTCTATATCTGGACGCTGAGGCAGGAAAGGCTACACTGCGCGAGCACCCGGATGTTGAGATCCTCCCGATTCGTCGGTGGCAGGGCTACGTCGACGTGTACAACGCGCTCAAGGCCGGTGGCCATAGCTACCGTACCGTTGTCCTCGACTCGCTGAGCGAGATCCTGGAGCAGTGTAAGGACCAGGTTATGGTCGAGATGAAGCTCGACCCGGACAACGAGGCACGTGACGAGGACATCCCGAGCATCCGTGAGTGGGGCAAGCTGCAGGTTCGTCTGCTGCGTCTCATCCGGCTGTACCGTGACCTCCCGTTGAATGTGATCTTCATCTGTCACGCTGAGCGTGTTCAGCTCAAGACAGGCAAGCACAAGTGGATGCCGTTGCTCAACGGTAAGCTGCAGATGAAGGTCCCCCAGATCCCCGATGTCGTCCTCTTCATGTACAACCAGGAGGTCGACGGTGAGCAGAAACGGCTTATGCTCACCCAGCAGACGGACATCGCTGTCGCCAAGGTGCGTGGTGCTAGCATGCCGACTGTGATCGGTGCCGACGAAACAGTAACGATGCAAACACTGCTGAACTACTACACAAAAGGAAACTGACGCATGGGTATCAAGGTCGTTCTCAGCGCCAAGGAAGCCGACAGCAAGGTTCTCGAACCGATCCCGTCTGGCTTCTACCTCGTCACTCTGACGGACGTCGAGCTCCGCGAGAGCAAGTCGGAGAAGAACAAGGGCAAGCCCTACTACTCCATCGAGCACACCGTGGCCGAGGGAACGTACGAGGGTCGCAAGGTCTTCTCCAACGTCATGCTCTTCGAGGGCGCTCTCTACTCGGCCGTGCAGCTCGTGGCGGCTCTCTCCGGTGAGCAGCCGGAGGAGGGCGAGCTCGAGATCCCGTCGGCGGAGGAGCTGCTCGGCGCACAGGTCTGGGCCAAGGTCAAGATCGTCGGTGAGCGTACGGTTGTCGATCCCGCGACCGGCGAGAAGAAGACGTACGAGCGCAAGAACGAGGTCGGCGGCTACAAGGCGCAGGCGCCCACGGCCAACGCCACTCCGGGAAGCAGCTCTCTCCTGCCTTCCTGATCCACCTGTGAGGGTCCCTCGGTCACGCACCTGGCCGGGGGACCTTCCCTAACCATACAGGGCAGTGCATGGAAGCTAAGATAGCGACATTCTTCAAACTAGCTTTCGGTCCTGAGGCCCGGGGCTACATCTGCATTGCATTCCTTTCGCGTACACCGTCTGGCAAGTCGGAGATGACCGAACGCTTCTTCCAGTATCCTGAAGAGCTGGAGAGAGCCGCCCAGGCAGCTTCGGACGGTAAGCACATCAGTGATGTGTACTACTGTCCTCAGGTGTTCGAGTCGCGCCGACGGCGAAAGGATAACGTAGTAGGCTGCCCGACCATTTGGGCAGACCTGGACAACTGTCCTCCGGAGAAGTTGGCCCTAGAGCCTACGATCCTGATCGAGTCTTCACCAGGTAGGCATCAGGCCCTGTGGCGTTTGAGTCATGTGTCTGCGCCTCACGTCGCTGAAGATGCCAGTAAGCGTCTCGCTTACTTCCATGCGGAGGATGGTTGTGACCGTAGTGGTTGGGACCTGACTCAGCTGCTGCGAGTACCCGGGACGCTCAACCATAAGTACTCAGACGACCCTGAGGTCCTGGTGACTAAGGTCACACAGAACCTGTATACGGTAACCGACTTCGGTGTCTTCCCCGAGGTGAAGCACAGTGCGTTCCTGAAGACGCCTATGCCCTCAGCGGAGCAGCTACCGCAGGAGGATGCGGAAGACATCCTACAGAACTACAAGCATGCGCTTCTCCCAACCACATACGAACTGTACCACGCGTCACCTGAGACAGGTGACTGGTCGGAGAAGCTTTGGAAGCTCGAGATGTGCCTGTTCGAGATGGGTATGACTCGAGAGGAAGTGTTCGTCGTCTCGTGGGCAAGTGCCTGCAACAAGTACCGTCGTGATGGTAAGTCACAAGAGCACCTGTGGACGGAGGTGTGTCGAGCGTTCGTTACCTACCAGGAACGAACAAACGCTCTCTTCTTCCCTGGTGCCGACATTGCCGATCTCATGACAGAGGAAGAGGAGAAGCTCGCAGCTAAGCAGGAAGGCTTCGTAGAGAGGTACATCGAATGGGCCAGTTCTCTTGGAGATGCAGCTACGCAGTATCACCAGGCTGGTGCTTTCACTATCCTAAGTGCCCTCCTGTCAGGGCGTGTGACCCTCCCAACGTCATACGGGCCAGTTGTTCCGAATCTGTGGTTCATGATCCTGGGCGACACTACCCTGACTCGGAAGACCACTGCGATGGACATTGCGATGGACTGTCTGATGGAGGTAGACCAGGACGTGATCCTGGCGACGGACGGCAGCGTCGAAGGCCTTATGCAACAACTATCCACGAGGCCGAAGCGCCCGTCGATCTTCTTGAGGGACGAGTTCAGTGGTCTCCTAGAGATGATCACCAAGAAGGACTACTATGCCGGCATGGCTGAGGTACTCACGAAGCTATACGATGGCAAGATGCAGAAGCGAGTCCTACGCAAAGAGGAAGTCGTTGTACGTCACCCGATTCTTCTCATCTTCGCAGGTGGGATCCGTAATCGTGTGCAAGGTCTTCTCACGCACGAGCACGTCTCCTCGGGATTCATTCCTCGGTTCGTATTCGTTACTGCGGAGTCCGATACTTCCAAGCTACAACCGCTGGGTCCTCCAACGGCGAAGGTCCTAGGCAACAAGCAACAGCTTCTGGACGAGATGACCAACATGCAGCAGCACTACGGCCAGACGCGTGCTGTGCACATCAAGGAAAGGGGAGAGCACGCACAGATAGAAGCGCGCACAGACGCTGAGCTAACGCCTGAGGCATGGCTGAGGTACAACGATCTCGAACTCAGTCTGATTCAGTCTGGCCTTCAGTCCGAGAAGCCTGAGCTGATGACGCCTCTCTTCGACCGTCTTGCAAAGAACACCTTGAAGGCAGCAGTGCTTCTAGCTGCGGCGCGACAGGTAGGACAGACAGGCGTAACGGTAGAGGTCGCTGATATCTTGCATGCCATCAGGTACTGTAAGCAGTGGCGAGCCTACTCTATCGAAGTAGTGAATGGCATCGGCCGAACGGCGGCAGAGCGGGACCTCGAGAAGGTGCTCCTGTCGATCGTCAGGCGGCCAGGCATCAGTCGATCGCAGCTGATGCAGTCGCATCACCTCACAGCGACACAGGCTACACAAACGTTCGACACGCTCATTCAGCGTGGACAGATCACCATGAAGCGTGATCCAGTTACGTCTCGACAGACGTACTACCCCCTTACAGGAGGAGCCAAGTGAGTAAGAGAATCCACGACAGTGTCGCCATCTTCAGTGGCGGTCTGGACTCTACCGTTCTGGTCTACGAGATGATGCAGCAGGGCCTCAATCCCCACCTGCTGAGCTTCAACTACGGTCAGCGTCACGTCAAGGAACTGGACTACGCAGCGCGCACCGCCGAGCGACTCAACCTGCGCCACGACATCGTCGACCTGACGGGCATCACCCACCTGATCAGCAACTCGGCCCTCACCTCTCCGCAGTACGTCGGCGCCGACCTGGCGGGCAACTTCATCGAGGTGCCCGAGGGGCACTACGCCGAGGACAACATGCAGCTGACCGTGGTCCCGAACCGGAACATGATCATGCTGTCCATCGCTGCAGGTGTCATGGTGAACAACGGTTACCGCCTCATCGGTACCGGAGTTCATTCAGGCGATCACTTCGTCTACCCTGACTGTCGCCCTCGCTTCCTCAACGCTGTCAACGCCTCCATCGTAATCGGCAACGAAGGCTTCGGCTGCATCCCCAAGCAGGAGGAGGGCACCGAGGTGACTGGAGTCATCTACGCCCCCTTCCACGGCCAGTCCAAGGCCGACATCGCTCTGAAGGGGATCTACCTCTACGTCCCGTTCGAGGACACCTGGAGCTGCTACAAGGGAGGCGACATCCACTGCGGCAAGTGCGGCACCTGCGTCGAGCGCCTCGAGGCCATCGCCGAGGCTCAGGAGCGAGTGAACGAGAACTACGGCGAGAATCTGCAGTACGACAATACCTCGTACGAAGACACTGAGTACTGGAAGGGAGTGGTCGCGGATGCTAAGGCTGCTACTGACGAGCCTGCTTCTTCTCAGCCTCGCAGCCTGTAACGACGACGACTTCATCCACTGCGTCGACGACGAAGGGAGACCTGATGTTTGTCCAACGACGTGGACAATCCAACCCTGAGAGGGACTGGGGACGTCCGTCCTGGCCCAGCAATCCTCCGCCGTCGAACGGTAATGGGGACAGTGAAGGATCACGTGCATGTGACCCCTACAACATGCTCGCAACAGTCTTCGATGGCATCGCTTGGTGCCTCGGTGAGAGAAAGGAAAAGCACCATGGGAGACAGGTTCAAGCGTAGGCTCGGAACGCTGATCGCTGCAGCGATCGTGGCTCTGGGAGCGCAGGCGTTCATCCCATCGGCGGCACAGGCGGTGGACCCGTGCCCGAACGACTACATCTGCACCTACGAGCTCTACCTGGCGTTCGCCGCGCCGATCGAGAACAAGTGGCACCGGAACAACACGGCCTGCCTCAAGGTGTACCCGGACCGTACCTACTCGGTGAAGAACGAGACGCCGTACGACTACCGGGTCTACCACAACAGCGTGTGCTCCAACACCAGTGAAACGTCGGTGCTGTACGCTGAGACCGACGGGAACATGAACTCCGACTGGAACGAGAGGCAGCTCAACAGCATGCGTCGCCTGCTCTAGTTCGAAGCTGCAAGGCGTGTGGAGTTGTGGCGGCAGCTCCACACCCTTGTTTAACATCGTACTGACATCCTTTCCAAACTCCACACGAGCGAGGGTTCCGTGGGCAATACTCTCTCTGACGCTACGACTGTCTTCAGTCGCCCTGATCTGCGTTTGCTTCTCGTGCAGACGATCGTGGGCGAAGGCAATGCAATGGATGCCAGCGCCGAGTCTGTCATCCAAGATGCCAAGGTCCTCGAGGCCTACATCCTTGACGAGGAGAGTGACAATGCTGCTTAAGATCACCCACAACATGGAGGTCGCACACCGACTCTCTAGGGATACGACGAAGTGCAAGCAGATCCACGGCCACGGGATGCAGGTCACCATTTCCTTCCCAGGCCTCGAAGAGGGTCACAACGGCATGGCTCGTACTCGCTACGGTGACACTGTCGAGTTCGGCTCGGCGAAGCGTACCTTCCGTAGCTACGTTGACAGCAACTACGACCACCATCTCGTACTGAACGCTGACGACGACTTCGCTGGCGAGCTCACCTTCGCTGATCCTTCCGGTACTGAGTGGAAGACTAAGCTACCCGGTCTCACAACCGTTCCGGGCGAGCCCACGGTCGAGAACCTTGCCAGGTGGATCGGTGAGTGGGCTGCTCGCCAGTTCAGAACAGACGTCGTCTGCTCAATCGACGAGACGCGTACGAACGGTGCGGAGGTTCGTGTCGACTGGATCGGTACTACTACGAAGGTGCAGCTGTGAGCTTGAGGGTGGTAGAGATCTATGCGAGCTACCAGGGAGAGGGACCGAACACCACTCGGCCCACTGTCTTCGTCCGTTTTGCGGGCTGCAACTTCAAGTGCGCTGGGTGGCCGTGTGATACGCAGCACGCCATCCAGCCGTCGAAGTATCGCGAGCTCCAGAAGTTCTGGGACCCTGCAGCACTTGCTGCCGAGGTTATCTCGTTCGGCATCGATAACGTCTGCCTCACCGGAGGTGAAGTCTTCCTACAGTACAAGGAGGACCTGAAGCAGTTCATCACGAAGCTGAAGCAGCTTGGTGAAGGTGACGATCGTACTATCGAGGTGGAGTGTTTCACCAACGGTGCACTCTCGTGGGGTGACGATCTGCCTTACATGATCGATACCTTCATCTTGGACTGGAAGCTTCCTGGTAGCGGTGAGGAGTACGATCCTACGCCTACGCTCGGCAACAACATGGACTACCTCGAGAGTCATGATGCGATCAAGTTCACCATTAAGGATCGCGGCGACTACGAAGAGGCCAGGCGACGCTACCACGAGCACCTCAAGGACCGTCCAGAAGCACCTCTGGTCTACGCTGGTGTCGTGTGGGACACTACACCTACGGAGACTCTCTGCCAGTGGATGATGGAGGACAACCTTCCCTGGCGTCTCAACGTGCAAGTCCACAAGTACGTCTGGCACCCTGACAAGATTGGAGTCTGATACGTGTTCGATACTTCTCGGATCGGCAGTGGTGTTCCGTCCGTGCAGGCCAGTGACATCGCTGACACGTTCGACTACGCTGAGTCGCTCCTGCAGATCCATGCAGGTCTCGACGTGACGAACGTTCACGGCAAAGACACACCGAAGAGGTTCGTCTCGATGTTGGACGAGCTCACTGGCTGTAAGGACTGCCTCGGTGAGTGCATGAAGTGGAAGACCTTCAAGAGTGAGGTCGACCAGATGGTGGTGGTGAACCGTATTCCCTTCGCCAGCGTCTGTAATCACCACGTCGTCCCGTTCGTCGGTCACGCCTGGATCGGCTACGTCCCTGACAAGGAGGTGGCAGGGCTCTCCAAGTTCGCCCGAGTGGTTCACCACTTCGCTCGTAAGCTGCAGGTTCAGGAAGAGCTCACCGCTGAGGTGGCAGGCTTCCTGGACGAGAGTCTCAACCCTCGCGGCGTGATCGTCGTCATGGAGGCGGAGCACCTGTGCATGACTATTCGTGGTGTCCAGACACCGGGCACGATCACTCGTACTGTGGAAACCCATGGAGTGTTCGCGGATCACGAACGCACCGCCAAGGCCGAGTTCCTGATGGGAATCAAATGAGGTGGGAGGATACTCGTAGGGTGACTAACACTGACGACGCCATGATTCTGCAGGAGATGATCGCCCAGTGCGTCGACGACAGCGGTAGGTGGTTCCCTGGCAAGGCCCAGTCGCTACCGAACCTGGTGCTGTGTCTGGCTGGTGAGGTCGGTGAGGTTGCGAACCTCGTCAAGAAGAACGTTCGTGGCAGTCTCTCCTCCACCGCTATGATGGAGGAGTTGCCGGAGGAGGTGATCGACGTACTGATCTACCTCTGCAACCTGATGGGTCACGAAACATTCCAGCACGTCGACTGGAATGCTATCTGGAGCGCCAAGCGGCAGTACAACGAGTCGCGCTTCGGGCTCAAGTGCATCACCCCCGACCAGAACGCACGGGAAGCATTCGAGAGGGAGCACTTCAAGTGAACGACTTCGAACGGCGCATCAACGAACTGTCCGAGGAGTTCGATCGGAAGTGCTTCGAGAAGCACCAGCTCGGTGAGGAGAAGTACGGAACTGGTACGTGGCTAGGCGTCGACACGATGGAGCACCTTAAGGACGAGGTCATCGACGCTAGCAACTACGCACGCATGACCTACATCAAGCTGTGCCTGGCTCAGGAGGGTCTGGCACGGATTCAGACAGAGGGGCAGACGGCTGCGCCTCTGACAGGCAAGGAGATGATCGGCAAGGAGTCGATCATGAACCTGAAGGGAATGCCGCAGCAATGAAGGCAGCACTCATCCCACCCAAGGGCTACGAGACCACAGCAGGACAGTCGGACTACCACCTCGTCCTGGCACAGGAGCTCAAGCGCGAGAGCTACCTGAGCACGTACAAGATGCTCGGTGCGGACTTCATCATCCTGGACAACGGCGCTGCGGAAGGTGAGCAGGTCTCGAACCTGGATCTCCTCGACGCTGCACTGGCACTTAAGGCCAACGAGATCGTCATGCCCGACGTGATCTGCAACAGCGAGGGCACGCTCACGGCCATCGACGAGTTCATCTACGACCTGAACGAGTCCGACGACGACTTCAGCCACCTGCAGCTCATGGCTGTGGTTCAGGGTGAGACCATAGAGGAGTGCTACGACTTCATCCGCAAGGTGGAGAAGTCCGGCGTCGCCGGCACGCTCGGCATTCCTCGTCACCTGATCAACACGCTGGCCGATCCTTCCGCACGATGCCGTCTCGCAACCTTCATCGAGGGTACGTTCGGCATCGGTCGGTTCGACGTTCACTTCCTCGGCACCAACTCGAGCTGGATCGGTGAGGTACACGTTCTCGGACGCGACTTCCCCTGGGCTCGCGGTGTCGACAGCAGTGCACCGTTCAACTACACGATCGCCGGCGAGGACCTTGGCGTACCTGAGCCTGAGCGTGCACACATCGATCGCCCGAACGCCTACTTCACCTCCACGCGTACGCTGGATACTGAGCTGCTGCAGAAGAATATCAACACGTACACGATGTGGGCCAACGGCCTCGAGGCGTAGCAACACGACTGGCCGGACGTAAGCGGCCACCACTAAGGAGGACGAATGTCTGCACGTAAACACCCACTTGCCAAGTGTGAGGAATGTCCTCTTAAGGATGAGGGCATGGCTCCTAGTCTCATCCCGATCAGCCCTCGCATCGCGGTGGTAGGTGAAGCGCCAGGCTTTCAGGAAACTGTATACAAGGAACCCTTCGTGGGTCCGTCAGGCAGGCTCTTCGACCGCGTATTGGAGTACAATGGTTTTGATCGCAAGGACGTTCTCTTCACGAATGTTTGCCTTTGCCGTCCGCCGGATAATGCTACGCCACCTGCGACAGCACAAGCTGCGTGTCGCGAGCGTCTCATTGACGAACTCACAACCAGCAACGTGGGAACTGTCGTTGCTCTGGGTGGAACTGCCACTAACGCTCTCGTTGACGATCCGCGAACCATTACCACGCTACGAGTCGGGCCCCCCAAGCGACCAACTCGAGCGCTTGACGGAAGCAGTGTTACGCGAGTTGTTCCGACCTGGCACCCAGCTTATACACTTCGCAATTCAGACGCGTTCCCTACACTGGTAACGGACATCGAGAAGGTCAATCGTCTACAGATTGACGAGTGGTGTGAACCGTTCTGGCAGTACTACGATGAGCCGCTTCTCGCCGTCAAGGCTCTCGACTACCTCTTGGCGTGGCAACGTACCAACGATCGCTACGAGATGGTCGTTGACATCGAGGTCGGCATCGAGAAGGATACCGCCTACGATCATCCGAACATGTACCAGATGCTCTGTGTGGGTCTGGCCTGGACGAGAGGACAGGCACTTGTCATCGGTGAACGAGCAATGGCGAATGCACAGGTTCGTGGACGGCTCGGATCGCTACTGCGGCGTTCAAAGATCATTGCGCACAACGGGAAGTTTGACCTGGCGGGTCTTTGGCCTACCATTCCACGCCTGGAACTGTGGTTCGATACTATGCTCGCGCATTACGCTCTTGACGAGCGTACAGGTGGGCATGGACTCAAGGTACTGGCCGTGGAACGACTGGGCGCACCAGCTTACGACGACGAGATCAAACAGTTCGTACCTCGGGGAGGCAACTACGCTAACATTCCAAGAGAGATCCTCTACAAGTACAACGCCTTCGACGTCGCCTGCACATGGGACCTCTACGAGCTCTTCGTGGCTGAAATGGCAGAGGATCCAATCGCAGCTGACGAGTCGCGTTGGCCTTACCCGGAGCTTCCGATCAAGTCGATCCGTGATTGGCATGACTTCCTAGTCGCCGCCTCCAACCAGCTCATGTTCCTGGAGCTGAATGGAATCACAGTCGATGTCAAGTACAACACGGAGCTGAGCCTGGCGTACTTGAAGAAGCTGAACGAGATGGAAGACGCCATCTCCAACATCGTCAAGGTAGCCACTGACGGAGAAGTCCCGTTCATCAACCCCAGGTCGCCTAAGCAGGTCAAGGAGTTCCTAGCTACGCAGCGCATCAACGTTGCAGGAACGAGTAAGGAGATTCTCAGTGCGCTTGCCGAGAAGCTTGATCCGAATAGCGGTGCTGGAGTGTTCGTCGACAGGCTTCTGGCTCATCGCTTCGAGGCGAAGCGTTACGGAACGTTCGTCAAAGGTATTCGTCAAAGGCTCTACGGTGGACGTGTCTTTACCAACTATCTCCTGCACGGTACCACGTCGGGACGATTGGCTTCACGTAACCCGAACCTTCAGAATATTGTTCGGGACAAGGCTATTCGCCGGCAGTTCGTTGCTTCACGCCCTGGGAACATTCTCGTCCAAGCGGATTACAAACAGGCTGAGGGCCGAGTCATTGCGTGGCTGGCTCAGGACGACTACCTCCGAGACATCTTCGCCAGTGACGAGGACCTCTTCAACCAGCTAGGTCTGGGCCTGTACAAGAACTTGTTCGACATCAACAACAAGGAACAGCGTGTTCGTACCAAGGCGTTCTTCTACGGCATTGCATTCGGCCGAGAAGCGTACTCCATCTCCAAGGAGTACAAGATTCCACTTGCTGAGGCGATCAGGGACTACGAGGCCTTCCTCGATACGATCCCCAGGACAGTGGCATGGCAGGAGTCGATCAAGCACCGCGTCCTTGAGGGGCACGATCTCATCAGTCCCTTCGGACGCCGTCGACGGTTTGCTCTCATCACGCCCCAGAACGAGAAGGAAGTCTTCAACGAGGCTTTGTCGTACTTGCCTCAGTCGACGGCTTCAGACATTTGTATCGACGCCTTCATGCGGATTCGTCCACAGCTCCGCGGTAAGGGCTTTGTGCGTCTTACTATTCACGATGCTCTTGTGGTCGAGACGGCCGAGTCGCAGTTGGAATACGTGTCGGAACTGCTTCGCTATGAGATGGTCGAAGCAGCTAAACGCATCACAACATACGTACCATTCGAAGTAGACGTAAGCTACGGACCCAGTTGGGGGGATCTGTAATGCCATCGATCAGTAACAAGGGTGTCACCAAGTATCGCGTCAGGGTAGAGGAGTACCAGACGTGGACAGAGTATCCCACCCATGACGAGTTGAACGGTCCAGTCGCACAAGGTGACAAGAAGCCTGCACCACGTGACCGTGAGAACTGGATCGAGACTGACAACGTCACGACGACCAGCCCGACAGTCATGGCAGGTATCCTGCGAGCAAAGGCCGACGAGCTCGATCCGAAGAAGCCCGTCACGAGAGACTACGGTGCCTAGGGGTAGGACCTCCAAGGTGGGTGACGTTACCATCAATGCTAACGGCTATAGTCAGACCAAGACTGAAGACCGTGGCTGGATCGGGACGCACACACTCATCCTGGAGGAGAAGCTCGGACGCAAGCTCCTGTCAGGTGAGAAGGCGAGGTTCATCGACGGTGACCGCACAAACTTGTCACAGGAGAACGTCGAACTGGTCGAGCTCTCGAGCTACAAGAGCATCGAGGCCAAGATAGCCAAGCTGCAGGCGGAGGTTGATGACAGGCTAGCTATGATCAAAGACCTCAAGAGCGAGCTTTCAGCTAGAGCTCAGACGCGAAGTTAGACCAGATAGCAAGCGGGTTAGACTGAATGACTTGTCAGATCTTTAGAGGACTAAAGGGCTTTCGGGAAGTCAGTCTAACCCGCGTCTATCTACTAGAACACCTTACACAACTCCACACGCCCCCGGAGGTTCAGATGCAACCTGAGAAGATCCAGGTCTTAGTGAGGGACAGACGAGAAGGTAAAACGACGGAGCTCATCAAGTGGCTCCTGGAAGGTCACATGCAGGACGGCTACCCCCAGTGGTCACGTGTGATCGTAACTCCGACTAGCAAAATGGTCGTTCATACATCGAAGATGGTTGCCAGCCACTTGTCTGGGGAGTACCTGTGCCAGCACAGCAATCCCCACCTGGCCGAGGGATGTAAGTTCGCACACAAGCACACTGCTGCACAGATCAGCAAGGCCGTGTGGGGTTTTAAGGACTTCAACTTCAACGCACAGGGCGCGCGAGAGTTTGAGTACGCCTTGGACGATGCCGACTTCCTCTACACAGGGAACAGTACTACGCTCTACTCACCTAACGGCAGACGACCGTCCATCGTCGTTCTAACCGGAGAGCTGTACAGTGGGTGACCTAGTAGCAATCGACCCAGGACCACATACGGGCTTCTTCTGGAGAGGTAAGGGAGTAACGCTCGACCTTACCTCTTCACTGATGCCGCACCTTGTCCTGTGGGAGTACCTCGATCGCTGGTTCGATACGACGAACACCTTCGTCGTGGAGGACTTCGAGTTCCGCAAGGACAAACAGCGAGCATACATCAACTACGACGCAGGACAGTACCTGGGCATAATCCAGCTGTACTGTCAGATGTTCAACATCGCATACCACGTACAGAAGGCGGCAGTAGTCAAGGGCGAGAAGGCCTTCTGG